CTGAGTGGTGTCATAGTACCATGCACCAGCACCACCCAGAGCTAAAAGAATCATTCCTACATATACGAAAGAAGGCATAAGATTACTAGACTAAGACTTACTCGTCTTCGTCATCATCCTCGTCTTCGTCATCAGCTTTTTTCTTCTTTGCTTTTGGCGATTCGTCTTCGTCATCTTCTTCATCTTCGTCTTCATCTTCGTCAGCTTCTTTTGCTTCCATCATTTCGATGTACTTTTCTTCAAGCTTAAGTTGAATACGAGTTTGAATTTCTTCTCCGAACGCTTCTTTCATTTCAAGCGGACGACCTGCCATTGCTTCTGCAACTATTTTTTCTAAAGACATGTTAATCTCCTTTATGTTATTTGATATTGTATTCTATTTATAATTATCCGTACATCTTAGCTTGAGTTGCAGCACCAACAATACCGTCTGCTACTAAGCCATTAAGTTTTTGCCACTTTTTAACAGATGTTTGTGTACCAAAACCAAAGTCACCATCTGCTGATATGCCGAGAGCTTTTTGCATTTTTGCTACATCGTCACCCTTCATACCTTTACGGAGTGTTCTTGAACCGCTTGATTTAGTTGGTGCTTTTGGAATATCCTTACCACCAAGAATAGCTTTAGCAGCTTTGTAACGTTTATTGCGATCTTCTAATCCAATAGTACCACCATTAATTTTCTTAGTTAGTCCTAAGTTATCGTCTGCATCTGCAAAACGTTCTAATTTGTTTGTTGCCCAAAACCAGCAAGCTGATTCAATCGCGCCCTTAGGAGTAGCTACGTATTCTGCTGCTTCTTCTGCTGACATTCCGACTGACTTTCCAAATGCTGTATAATTATTCCGGCCTGTAAGTTGCTTAATGCCACGACCCCTAAATCTCCACCCATCACCGGCATCGGTATTACCGAGTGCGCCTCGTTTAGAGCGGAATTCATCTTGGTAGACGTAGTTTGCAATCTCTTTAGGATTGCGCGCATAATCTTTCGCATTTCTTTTTCCTTTTCCAAAATAACGACCAAACACTGAGTTAAGTGCTTTTTCGCTATAGTTTAAATTCTCTTCAAGACGCGTAAAGTCAGCTGATTCGTGAGCACATTGTGCCATAAATCCTGCAATGCGGTTAGGTGTATTAATTTCATATTCTTCAAATAATACTACTGCTGCATCAAACCATGCTTGTGTATCTTTATTACGTGGAATCATCGCGCCGAATTGTTCTAAAGTAATCATTTTGTAGGTACTCCTATTACATCTCTTAATCTTTTCTTCTTGTCAGATTTATTTCCTGACGTCCACTTCTTCTGTGCTGCTTTAGACATATGACCTGCGTCCATACCAGCAATACCGCCAGCACCAACAGAGTTAGCAGCCGGCTCTTCTTCTAGACTAGGTTTAGTATTAATCTTTTTTCTGAAAGACGATAAATCTTTTTTAGCAGTGTTTGCTCTTTTCTTGGCAGCATCGGCATCTTTTACGTTTTGAGAGTGAACTTTATCTACGTCGTGCCCTTGCTTTGCAAGATTTTGTTTTAGTCTTGCTCTGCCAAAAGCTTCTTTAATTTCTTCATTTAAAGCCTTGACATCTGCGTTTTCTTTGATATAATTGACATATCGGTCATTAAATAATAATAAGCTTTCTTCAAGTTGTTCATCAGTTAAATCTTCATTAAGTATTGATTCATCACTGAATGCATTATACTCTTTAATTAGGAATAGAGCAGCAGCATAACTGGCTAGTTTAGAACCACCACCAGGAACCTTTGCTAACAACTTCTTAATATTAGTAACCATAACATCAAAGACACCAAATGCTTTCTTTTGAGTAGCATCTCTGTCTTTTTTCTTAATTAGTACATTACCTTTATCATCAATAATACCTTGCTTAAATGCATCCCACTTATTAAATGGGGTAGCTAATCTGCGTATAAACTGATAGACTAAAAATAGATCGACGATCATTGCGTCATATTCCTTCGAGTAATTCTTTTATAATGCCGTCTGAATCAATATTATCTATGCTCAATGCAACATCATCGTATTGGATGATAAGAGGCATGTAGTTCAAATATTCCACAAAAGGCTTTAAACAATCATGAAACTCGTGAAGCTTCATAAAGAGCATGTTAGTTGCTTCCGGACCAAATACGTTGTAGATAATGATAAGATGATTCAAAATCAACCTTTCCTTTAAGTCTCCATCCTGTCGGTACCTACCAAATAATTTGCGCAGGTACTGGAATCGCTTTAAGTCCTCTTGAAACTCAGATATATCAGAGCATTGAGGATTATCATAATGTTTTGATGCAAACAACAGAAAGGTTGATTCTGTTAATATCATATTATATATCTTCTTTTAATTTATGCGTCAGCTACAATAGCGTCTTCAACTGCAGTATCACCAGTAACACCCAAGTCGCCAGCAGCAACTGCGGTTACTTTCATTGGTACTAAACATTCAGCGTGGTGTCTTCCACCTGCTGTATGATATAACCACCAACCTGGACCAGTAAGACCCTTAGCGCGGTTAGCAGGAATGCCAGCCTCTGTAAGGTCGACGAAGATTGCATTGTCGCGATCGTTTGATTTGTTTGTGTTAGTCGCAGCATCTTCTAACCAAGTTGGTACTGAAGCTAGTGCGTCTGTTTTTCCCCATAGTGCCATTGTTGTTCTCCTAATTAACGGGTTTATTAAATCTATTTATAAGCTTTTATGCGGTTCCATTTGCCTTAGCATCGGTTCCATTTTTAGCGTCTCGTTGTTTCTTTTTGAGATCTGTAACACGCTGTTTGGCAGCTGTGATTCTTTCTCTATCTGCTGCTTTCTTTTCTGCAGCATCTGCTTTCTTTTCTGCAGCATCTGCTCTGCCTGAAGCTGAAACTCTATTAGCACCAGCTTTAGCAGCCTTTGCCGTTCCACCAACCGCTTTACCAGCAAGTCTAGCAGTACCTACAACAGCTTTAGCACCAAGTTTAAATGCTCCACCTATTGCTTTACCGATGATCTCGTTAAGCTCTTCTTCAGTCATATCTTCGAGTTGATCTAAAGTAATATTGTTTTCATTAATATATAATGCAGTAATATCATCAATAGCAGCCTCATCTAATGACTCTTTAAAAGATTCATAGTTAGCTTGTAAGTTTTTATCATTTGCATTCTTCTTTAAGCCAGCAACATTAAGAAGTTTTTTCTTATCAGAACCAGAAACTTTCTTCTTACTTGCATTTACACTACCACAACTGCCTTCATCTACAGTTGATTCGTTTTTAGAAACATGCTTACTTTGTATTGATCTTGGGTCAGATGCTTTATGCATATCACCAGCAGCAATAGCAGCGGCGTGGCCTTTTTTCAAAGCTTCACCAGTATTACGTGCTTTCACAGTATAACTTTTAGTTGACTTTGTAGGATGCTGAATTTTCCAATCTGAAAATGCTTCTTCTACAGATTCTGAAGCGTCTTTAAAGTCTTGATCTGTAGGAGCACCTTTAGATCCTGGCTTCTTCATCTTTTCACCAGAACCATTTTTGATACGCTTACGTTTAGCGTGAATGTTAGCCCAAAGACCACCTTCTTCTAAATTTGTAAGATAATCATTTAATACAACACTGACTTCTTCTTTAACTTGCGACTCATGCATATGCTTTTTGTTCTTTTTTCTATAATCGCTTACTGCTTTGTTAGCGGCATGTTCGTTACCGCCTCTACCTTTAAAGTAATGATCATGATAAGCTTGAGCTTCGCCAGCGGCATGCTCGGGCTTCTTATAAGATTTACCACCAAGATAAGAAGTCTTTCCTTCTTTATTCTTTAATTGTGCTCGGTGTCCGCCAAACTGAGATTTTTCAGAACCAGCTGTATAATCTTCTTTAACTGTTAAACTTTCAGCTCTATTTTTATAAGGAGCTGGTTTGCCCGTCATAGAATTTGCTTTTGGATTTTTTCTTACAAGACCTTTTGGATCTTTTAAGTGAATATCAGAATCAGTTGTACGCTTAATTTCTGAGCCAATACCTTTATGACGCTTATCAAATCTCTTTTGATGCTTGTCTTGAGCTGCCTTGGTTGCTGATCCATAATCTCCACCACCAGGCATTCTTTTATTAGCTGATTGCTTGTATTGCTTCGTAGCTTTTTTCTTATAGCTTTTTAAAGTAGCAGGAGATAACTCATCAAGTTGGTCTACAGCTTCATTCTTTGCAGCAGGATCGCCTTTAGTTACTGTGTGAGGTTTACCGTCAATGTGTACAATAGCATTACCATTTCGGTCTACATTACCATTGTAGGTACCACTTTTGACCGCTTTACGAGCAGCCATAACCTTTGGATGTTTAGGATCAAATGTTTCATCTAAATCTAGATCTGCTTCTTCTTTAACTGAATTGCAGTTACAATGGTCGCAATCTGCGGGGCAAGGACAATCTTCTGCTTTCACATCAGAACCACAACATTCGTCTGAGCAATAAGCGTCGTTTGCTTCATTCTTTTCCCAAGGAGCTTTCTTCAATGTTACTGGCTTCTTAGGCTTTTGGGCGTCTGAAGCAAGAGCACGCTCGAGTGACTTATCTTCTGAGGTGTATTTCTTAAAACGTTTCATGTTAGACCTTTTAATTTATTGATGATTTACTAATATTTATTAAAAAAAGTGTTTACCTTACCACTTTTCTTTATCAGCCCAATATGCTGCTGACATTTTACCCTTGGCAATATTCTTGCCGTGACGTGCTTTAAATGACTTACGTTTAGCTTTCATTTTATCAGACTCACCTTTTTTAGGATCACCTGCAGTAGAAGCACCTTGCTCGCCAAAGCGAATAGTTTTAATCTTATCACCGTCTTTAGCAACAACGATGTGTGACTTAGTAGAGTGAGAAGGAGTACGTTTAGCTTTGTTAAAACCTGAAACACCAGCGTTTGCTAAACGAGAATCTTTTTCTTCTTTTACATCATCGCCTTCTGACTTTAAATAATCTCTTGCAGTATCTAAGTAATCAGCAGCTTTAGTAATCTTTGATTGTACCCACTCAGGTAGGTTGTCATTATCGCCAATCATAGACATCATTTCTTTTGCTGCGTCACATGCAGTTTGAAGTTGACCTTTAGACATTCCAGCTTCGTCATTATATTCGGCGGAATCTTTATCTTCTACAACCGGTTCAGACTTCATTCTTAATTCTTTGTAACTTATCATTTTAGTATTCCTTGATCTTTTTTTCGATTGCAGTCATGATCTTATTGTGAGTTTTACTTAAGTATCTATCTTTTCTAAGGCGAGCTAATGCGACTCTTGTTTGATCAGCATATCTTTTCTGAAATTCAGGAGGTCTTGTATCAATATCTTGTACGTTGGCAAGACGATCTGCAAGCTTAACTACTAATGCCCAGCTAGACATCTTAGCCATTTTACCAGCAATATATTCACCTTTACCGACGGCGTCTGATGCTGCTTTATCTGTAGTTAATTGCTGAACCATATCTGCTACTAACGCACCAAATTGTTTAACTAAATCGGAGTATGTGGTATCAGTATCTTCTAGTGTATCATGCAAATAAGCTGCTTGGATCATAGCAGTAAGGTTATTTGATTTTTTGAATTTAGCAACAAACCTAGCAACTTCTTTAGGATGTTCAATGTACTGCCCACCACTTTTTCTAGATTGGCCAGAATGCGCTGCCGTTGCAACTCTTAGTGCTTTGAGTGCACTTTCATTCATAGATTGATCGTTAACGCCTTCACTAATGAAAGTCTTAAAATTAAGCATTTGGAGTATCTTTTTTAAACTTATTAACTAACTCATCAGTGCCTTCTTCGCCAGCACCAGATTCTTTTTTCATAGCAATTAATTCAGAAGGTTTATGATTCATTGTCTTTTTACCAACACCAACCTTAACACTATCTTTAGTAACACTCAGAACTGTACCAATTCCGCCGTGCTTCATTTTAACTTTAGATCCTTCAGGAAACTGAGATGCCATTTGCGCAATTTGCTTGCGTAGATTCTCATCTAGGTTCTCTTCTTTTTTAGCATTAAGCTTATCTCTTAAAGCTGCAATATCTTTTTTGATTGAATCTTTTTGTGGTTTAAAATGTTTGCTTAAAGGATTATCTTTCTTTACATCATTTGCTTCTTCAGTTGATTCTATTAAATCAAATATTTCTTGACTAACATCTTCAGTAACATGCTTTTTCTTAAACATTTTGAAACGTGCATCTAATTTTGGTTTATTATTTTTATCTAATAACATGTGTGGTTTTTTTAAAACTCTTTGATCTTTAATAGATGCTTCGTTAATATCTTCTTTCTTAACTACTGATGAAGAAGATCCACCGCTCATCATTGACTTACGACGCTCACGTTCTTTTTGTTTAACTACGGGTAATAATTTACGAGCAATTTGTTCTATACGCTTCTTATTAAGTTTAGAGATACGCTTATCAATTACTTCTTTTTCACCAGCCGATAGGTCAGCATAACGTCTGCTCTTTGAAAACTTTTTCTTAAATATATTAATAGCAGCTTTACGTGCTCTTCCTTTTAATACTTCTTGAGAAGCTGTTCTTTTCTTAGCTTTTTCTCTGCCACGTTTAATCTTAAAACGGGCTTTCCTCATAGCAAGACCACGTTTACGTCTTTGCATACGGTTTAAAACTTCTGATATATCATTTGTTTCTTCTGTCATATTCATACCTTTACGTACTGCTGTCATAATAGCTTTAGCAGATGATCTTAGCTTTTTAGGTAAACCTTTTGTAAACTGTAGAATATCGTTTTCAACGGCTAATGCTCTCATTTTAGAAGCAGACATTCCATCTACATTATCTGAGTCTGGATCTCTAGCACCAGCAGAAACTACTGCAATCGAATCAAAAGAATAATCTTTACCATTGTAATCATTTAATAATTGTTTGAATTGATTAACTCTATCTGATCCAACAACCATTATAAGATTATCAAATTTCTCAACAGCTTGTAATACCTTAACGATAGTATTTGCCGGAGACTTTTGAACGATAGGACCAAATGCTTTTTGCGCAAACTTTACCTTATCGTTATACTGTAACGGGTTTTTCTTTTTGTCATTAGAATGAGTTAAGAATACCATAGGAGTTGCTTTATATTTTTTAGCAACCGTTATCATTCTTTGTACTAACAACTCGTGGCCAGCAGTAATAGGATTCATTCTTGCAAATGTAATTACTACAGTACTACCTGCAGCTTCCTTTATTCCACGTCCACGATCATGATCGTCAAGCTCAGGTTCTATGTTGATAAATTTACTTCCATCAAACTCTTTAAAACCTTTTACTTTTTTCTTTTTATCTTCTGGCTGGGCCATAGTTAAATCCTAAGATGTAATTTGAGTCAATATTGCTTTATTTATAAAATCTTTGAAAAGAAGGTATAAAATTATAATTTCTGGCTGCTGAATCTGTCCAAATAGTTGATTTTCTTAACCATCCCATTGCTGGTGTAGGAGATGCTATTGATAATGGAACAACTGTTCTTCTTTGATTTAATATGAAGTAATCGTTATCAACGGCGCTTCTTACACCCTTTTCAAGTAATTCATCTATTAATATTTGTGCAGTTTTTTTAGTCATAGCATAAGCATGTGCACCTTCGTGACCTGCTATTTTAATAAGTTCTGTTGGTGGTCCTGCAGATGTTGAATCATATCTGCTAGGATCTTGCAACTTGTATCCAAGTGTTACAATTTCATTGTCTGGTATATTTATTGTTATTGGGTGTAGCATTATAGCATCGTGCTCAAGTATCACTCCAACCTCATCTGGCCCATCTGCGATGGCTTTCCAGATAGCAAAGTGTCCTGCAGTACAGCACATCGCTTTATCAGCAGGACTAGGAGATTCAATGTATTGATATTCTTCAACAACGCTGGTTCTAAGTCCAATTTTCCTAAATGCCATTCTACCAGACATGTTCTGAAAACCATTAACTACTACATATTCTAAATTTACTTTACGGCAAGACTCAGCACATATGCTAGCATACTCGTTTGATACAGGAGTATCTATTTTTAAAATGTAAGCTTTCATTTAAGTGCCTTCGCTATAGCCTTTAATCTGCAAGCCTGCACCAGTTGAGCCGAAATATTGTTCAGCATATACTTTTCCTGGACCGTCATATCTAGTATTAGATCCGTACCATTGTGGTATTAGAGTATACGAAGGCCAAATAGTAACTGAGTTACCAATATAAGGAAGCAAGAATTTAGATAAGAAAAAGTTACCAGTTGAAATATAAGGGTGATCACTTAACTGGTTTGGTCTTAATCTACTTAGGTGATCAATAATAGCACCTGTTACTACATTACCTGCATTAGCAGCAAGAATAGGAGAACAATATCCTGGCTTTGCTTTTTCACTTTCATAGACTGTATATGCATGATTAGCAGGACTACTAAATAATTCATCACATCTTTCTAAACATACTGAGTCTGCGGCTGGCCAAAACCCGCCTTGTTCGTGTATCAATTCATAACGAATTAAATCGTGTGCACCTGCGTACTTTTGTCTTCTGTAATATTCTTCAATTAAAGCTTGATTTTTCCATTTACGAGCCCATAACATTTCATCAGTGAATACACTATATTCCCAATCCGGATGTTTGTCTCGCCAAGTATTCATCCACTTCAATGGCGCTGGTTTAGGGCCAATCCATATGTGGGTCATTTTCTTTTCAATATTCATTATATACCTCTTAATACAAAAAAAGGTAGACTTTCGCCTACCTCTTTATTTATATTATTTTAGTGAAACTACTTACCGCCTTTTTTCTTCTCACCTTTAGGCTTTACATAAGTGTGGTCTGGATCTATCATAGGTCAGCCAGTACGATTAACGCTTTAAGCTTTTTCTTTGATTTACCTTTTACTTTAACATCTTTTAAACGATCCTTGGCTTCACCATCTGGTTTACCTACAACAACAATTGCAATCATGCCCATAGACTTATGCGGTGAACATTGATATAGATACACACCTGGTACATCAAATGTAATTGCAACTTCTTTGTTTAGCTTTGATTTCTTTGGTGCTTTCCAACCGTCTGGGCCAGAGATAAACTCTACGTTATGGCCTTTTGATGTTGGTACCCAAGTAATAGTCTCGCCTACTTCGATACGTGTAATGTCTTCTGAGTAAACCATTTTGGCTCCATCATCACGTTTGTTTAACATTTCAACTGTTACGTCGGCGTGTGCTGCAGTCACGGTAAATACTGCTGCGAAAATTGCTAGATAAAAGTATAAAGTGTTCATTGTATATCCTAACTTGTTTTGTACATGTTGTGTTTGAATTCTGAGATTTCATTGGCTTTATCATTCATGCCCATATCTCTTAACTGTTTAATACTCATACAGTAACTACGATATTCCATTAGTTTTAAAAATCTTGTAAACATTGCGTTTCCTCTTTCTTACATCTTTTTACAGTCAAAGACTGATTTTTCTAATTGTACTGGTACACCGCCTTTTGCGATACATACCTCTTTCCAGTTTGGCTCATTAAACTTTTGAATTACTGCATAGAACCCGAATGCTGTACATATTAATAATAATGAAGTCATTACCACAAACATATAGAAGCCTAACTTCTGTACGACTTGGGCTGATATTTCAATATGTTGATCGCCTACCATTAGATGGCAAACATTAATAAGAGTGCTACTAAGAATGCAAAGATTCCTAATGCTTCTGCAAATGCAACTCCTACAAACATTGTGCCAGTATCTGGCTTCTTAGGCATTACCTTTAGTACACTACCTACAATTATTCCTACGCCGATGGCTGCGCCACCCATACCAATTGTTGCTAACCCTGCGCCAATTAAGGCACCCATTGTTGCTATATCACCTGTAATCATTATTTGCTCTCCACCATTAATCTTCTTGCTTCTTCTACATACCCTTGACGGTATAACTCACTAGCAGCTCTTGCTCGACCTGCTGATTCACCAAACGCCCATAGGAACATTCCTGTTGCTACGATTGCTTTACTTAATATTTTTAAAGTTGTTTTTAAAGTTGTTTTTAAAGGATTGCTTACATATTCTGCATTTGCTAATTCCATTATACGAAACCTCTTAAGTTAGGATTCCTACGTACTGGAGATCTATCACGAAGATTATTATCTTCCCAAGTATCATTAGCAATAGAACGAATATCACCACGGCTAATGCCGATGTCGTTGAGTTCTCTGTCTGTTAGTTTGTGGAGGGATTTAAATGTTTCGCGCTGTTCTTTCCATTTAGCAATTGCTGCTGAACGATTTTCAAAGAACATTACAACCTTGTAGGCTGCAACTGCGAGAATGGATGACTGTGATGAAATGTTGTTAATGTGTAACACGGAATTCCCTTTCCTAATAAATGTTTCATTGTTTTACAATAATATTTATTTAAGAAATAGGTAACTAAGGGTTACTCATTTTATATAGCCGGTAGTCACCTACGGAATATGTGACAAAGTGTCAATTTGACATTTAAGAATATCCATTAACCTTAGTTATTTTTATTCATCTGGATCATCTAAATCTGGATACTGATCAGGGAATTGTTCTTTATGTGCTGCAAGCATTAATGCCTCAGTATCAAACTCCTGTACAGTAGCGTCATCACGATACGATACAACATTAGATTCACTTAATGAAATTGCTCCATCGTTGATAATAAAATAGCCTTCTGTTTTAGTTAATATAGCCATTACGCTGTTCCTCCATCTGAAATTGTCCATCCGTCTGTACTAATTAGATTAGCTCTTGCTGCTTCTGCAGCACCACCTGCGGTGTATTGACTGTACCCAAAGTGAGCAGACAGACCATCAAATGGATCCTGAGCATCCCAGTTGATTAAAAGTGCATCATAACGTGCGGTGGGTAATGTTACACTACTCATAAAGATATTCAAAGCATAGGTACTGTTAAGGGCTTCAATATTAAAGTTCTCAACGCCATTGATATCTGTGAGACTGGAGCAAGATGTGAACATCATTGACATATTTGTAACAGATGATGTATTAAAACTACTTACATTGAGTGATGTGAGACCGGAGCAAACCATAAACATTTGACTTATATTTGTAACAGATGATGTATTAAAACCACTCACATCGAGTGATGTAAGACTTCGACAATTATAAAACATCACGCTCATATCTGCAACACTTGATGTATTAAAACCACTCACATCGAGTGATGTAAGACTTCGACACTGTGTAAACATCCTGCTCATAGTTATAACTGATGAGGTATCAAAATTACTTACATCGAGTGATGTGAGACTGAAGCAATTATAAAACATATTATTGAAATGGGTAGCAGATGATGTATTAAAGTTGCTCAAATCAAGAGACGTGAGATCATACATTCGATTAAACATACCACCAAATCCAATGCCAGAAACAGATGAGGTATCAAAACTACTTACATCGAGTGATGTGAGACTTCCACAATCATAAAACATGTTGTACATAGTTATAACAGATGAGGTATCAAAACTACTTACATCGAGTGATGTTAAATCTTTATTTTCATTGAACATATAGCTCATATCTGTAACAGATGAGGTATCAAAGTTACTCAAATCAAGCGTTGTTAAATCTCTACAAGCGTGGAACATTCGCAGCATATTTGTAACAGATGAGGTATCAAAACTACTTACATCAAGCGTTGTTAGTTTGATCATAACGAACATATAGCTCATATCTGTAACAGATGAGGTATCAAAGTTACTCAAATCAAGCGTTGTTAGTAGATGAGGACCATTGAACATTCCATGCATATTTGTAACAGATGAGGTATCTGTAACACCAACATTAAAGCTAGTCATGTTACCACATGACTTAAATGCGTTTACAAAGCTTTGCCAGCCGACTGTACCAAGGTTAGTTACTGTGATGACTTTTCCAGCGTTTGTTGAATTGTTACCAAATTTGATATTAGGGAACGTACCACTGATACTGATTGAGTGATCTCCAGCCGATGCGTAAGTATGTGCTAGATTAGAATCATTATATGTTGTAACTGTAGATGATGAACCATCACCCCAATCAACAGTTGCGTTAAATGTTCCTACATTGTCACAAGGTATGGTAAATGTCTCGCTGGCTGCTGTAGTCCTAACGGTCATGTCAAATGATGTACTTACATCATCCTCATCACCTCTTGCGTCCCAAAAGGATTTACTTAATTCACCTCTGCTTGTATCAGCAGTATCACCAACTCTACGAACTTTAATATAAGTTAGTTGAACACTACCACCGGTAGGTGTAAATGTTCTAATACCTGATACACATGATCCGTTTGCACCAACACAATCTGCTGACGTGGCCATATCATCATATTCCCAATCAGGGCTATTTGGAATTGCTACCCATGTCATTATTTCATCCACCCTTTAATGTATTTGTCTGAAAAGTTTGCGTTACTAAATTCAAGTCTATCAATTAATTTAACTGCGTTCTTACCCATCTTATCGATAGCAACAAATCCTTCTTGGGATGTTACTTGGTAACCGTCTGCAGTTCTAAGTAGTGTGCCAACTTGCTTTGCTTTATCTAATTTTTGAATTACTTTATGTTTAGCATCAATGATTAGATTATATAATTCGAATACTGCTACTAATTGAGCAGGTTTTGTTTTTCTAAAATATTCTAACGTAGCATCTCTTTTACCACGTTGTGCTACTTTACCTTTTTCAGATTTACGTTTCTCTTCTTCGTTCTTATAGAATCGAGTAATGTAGTTCTGTAAATCTCTTACGAATGCTTTTGGATTCTTAATTCTTTCGCCAGCACGGATTTTAGTGTTAACGAATACTTTTGTTTTTGCAAGAGTATCTGGTTCTAATGCAATACCGTCAAGTGTTTCTTTACGGATTGTTCTAAATAATTTACCAGCAGAAGATAGAATCTTGTTAAGCTCTTCTGTTTCTTTCTTTGTAAAGTTTGCTGTACCTGATATATCTTGGTAAGATGCGTCTACTGACCAGACCGATTTTGTTCTCTTAAGATCAGAAGCAATCTCCTCTCCAAAACTTGCAGACATTTCTTCAAAGCTTGATCCTCTGTAGACTGTGTGCCATACCACACCGACCTTGGATCCGAGAATTTGTTTGCCGAGTTCTGAGTTCTTAGGTACCGCGTAAACAATCGTATTAGGATGGAAAGTAATGTGCGGTTCACCTTCAATATCCACCACCTTGAGATCAGCCTTATCATATAAAAAATCACCTTGTACTACGCCCTTGATACCGAGTTTTGAAAACTCAGCCAGTGCTAGCTTTAATTTAGAATTTAAACTATCTTTGCCTACTGTATCAGCATCGATATCTGCATTAGTCTTATATACCATTGGGTTCTTATTAAAGATACCCTTCTTAGCAACGAAGAACTTACCATCTGATGGATCAGTTCCACAAAATATAGCAGGAGCTCCGTCCCATTTAACCGAAACATTAACTTTGGATTTAGCAGTGCCGGCTAACATATCTCTCAACGAACGTAAGAAATTGATAGCGTCTCTTGTGCCATTTACACCGTGATTCAATATAGAATCTTCAAGATGTTCCATATGCGTGTTTTTATTTTCAGTAATATACTGTTTGAAGCCGTGCATTTAATTAGTTACCTTCATTTTAAAACCTAACTTATTCTTAGCTGCATATCCTGCCCAACCAAATTGGAAGTCAGCATCTTTAAAGTAGTTATGTTTAATCTTAATTGCTGTTTTTGATACGTTAACATTAACCTGTATTAACGTAACCTGTCTTGCCACTCTTGTAAGTGAATCTTGAATCGCTTTATCGGCGTTTAAAACTTTCCATATGTTTTCTCCTAATGGTGATAACACAAGTCTTAAAGCATCATTCTCGTCATTCTTAATTCTATCTGTAAGAACCGTATTCATTGAGCGCCAAAATGGTTCTAGTTTTCTTATAAGATCTTCACGTGGTGTATTATCAGTAAAGTTTAGTACAGTATCCAAATTAATATTTGGAACTCTTACACCCATAATTCCAGCAAGTAATCTTACCGGCTCTGTATCCATATATTTATGGAGTTCAAACATCTGCTCTTTCATAGGGTATTTATTAACGATATTAAATATGGCCAATGATGGTTCACTAGCCATATCGCTTCTATCAGCAGATTTAGCCCTACGCTGAATTGCATCAATAATGTTTTGTATAGTAACTTTACCGCCACCGCCAGATTTTACTGATATTGGATATTTGATTCCAAAGCGAATTGCATAGAAGTCAATAAGTCTTTCGTTACTTGCTTTTGGAAAATGAGCTTCTTTAAATCTTAAGTTAGATATAGTCCAAATAGCAGAAAGTATTTCACCAAAGTCTGCAGATACTTTTGCAAGATCTTTAACAGAAAAATTGTTTTCGTTTCGTATATCGTTACCAGCACCTGCTGCTCGCCACATCATATCATTAAGTTGTTTAGCAGTTGCAGGATCGTATTTCCTACGTAGTTGTCCACCAACAGTTTGAATTATATTCGGTATAGTAAGAGTCTTACCGGCAATGCCTAAATTATCTGGTGATAACGCTTTGTTAGCAAACAGTTGTGCTCCTTTAACAGAAGCTGAAGGAGCATTGTTTACCCAAGGTATTGATGAGCCACGTGGTAGCTTTGGAGATAATTGTTTAGTAGCAACTAATAGAACAGTAGGATACTTATCAGAAATTGGTGTAGGCGAGTACTCACGTACTTCGATGCCATACTTCTTTAGAAGTTTTCTATGTTCAGCCTCGTCACCTGGAACAGGAAAACGAATGTGAAAGGCACCTCTTGAAGACTGTGTAAACTTAATCTGCGGGAAAGACCTACGAATATAAGCTTTGAATTCTATTTGCTGCTGTCTCAACGTAGCCTCTATTAAATAAGATGTAAATGATTGCACTTGCAATATTCCTGCGTTAATTACCATTTAACCTTATTTATAAAGCCTATGAAATACCACCTGCACTAAACATTGTCTTCTTACTACTACCTTGGCCAAATGCTGTTTTGTCAAATGCTGCACCGTCATTAGATGGAGCAAAAGATGCAGTGTTAGCCGCACTTGTACCACCAATACCACGTTGAGCACTTTCTTCAAGATCAAAGATTTGCATTTTAGATCGATCGATACCAACTACAAACCTACGATAATAACCAAGATCACCCCAACGATTTTTAAGTTGTTTGATCATTAACTGACCAAGATTGTCAAGTTCTTCAGTAGTTACAAGACCTAAGATACAATCGGCGGTGTGAGTAATACCCATAGACTCAGAAGTATTTGTAAGATCTACATCTGAATTGCCATAACCATCACGGTTGAACTGAGATGATGAAACAACTGCACAATTATATTCCATAGCAAGACCACGAATTTCTTCAGCAATAGATTTTACTAGAGTATAACTGTTTGCGGCTGCTGCACCTTTAATACGAGATGATGCACAAATATTAAGATAATCAATAAAGATTACGTCAGGAGTAAAGTTCTTCTTAAGTTTTAATTCATTAAGTAAGTGTCGGAAGTGACCAGCATGTGCAGAACCAGTAGGATATTCTTTAATGACTAATTGACCAGTACACTTTGATTTGATACGATCCATACGTTTTTGATATACATCGCGTGGTAACAATTTCAATTCATCGAGTGTAACATCCATCATATTAGCATCAATACGCTCGGCTACACGTTCTTCAGCCATTTCCATAGTAATATAGAGGCAGTTCTTACCGGTCATTAGATAGCTTGCAGCAGCATGGCATTTAACAAGAGATTTACCGCCACCTGTAGTAGCTAGCAATACTGTTAATGATTTACGAGGCAAACCACCTTTGGTAACTTTGTTGAGAAGATCAATATCGAACGGCATGCGTTCTTCTTTACGGTGGTAAAAATCATAACGATCAGCCGAGTCTTCAATGAAATCGTGACCTACCGAGCTATCAAAACTGATACCTAAAGAATCAGACAACAAATTTGGAATTGAACCCTTATCATTATCTTTGTCTTCACCATCCATAATTAGAATGGCTTTACGAATAGAATTAAATAAATCTTTATCTTGACAGAACTTTTCAGTTTCTTTTACGAGAAAATCGAAGTTAGTATCATCATCACGTTGAAGATCATCAACCGTACCCATAACATTTTTATATGAGTCTTCGTTTAGATCTTTGCGTTTATCGAGAGATATTTTAAGAGCTTCGATTGAAGGAGGAGCTTTGTATTGCTCAACATATTCAGAATACGTCGAGAATATTTTCTTATATGATTGATCATCAAAATACTCATCCTTAATGTAAGGATATACTTTGCGATAATATTCTTCATTAAATATAAGATTTGATAGTACAGTTGTTTCGATCATTTAAATATCCAGTGTTTAAGTTGAAAACTGGCGAGAAACCCCGCCAGTCTTTTCAATTATTAAGTATATAATAACATACATTATATAGATTGTCAACTATTAACTTGCAATCGCTGCATCATCGTTATCATCAATGACATCGTCAAGCTCTTCAACTGTGTCTTCTCGCATGATCGCGCCAGATGCACCAATAGTGTAAGCATTCTTGATATAGGTACTGAAGTCAGTTTTCTCAAACATCATCATCCAGAAGTCTTTGCTGTTTTGTACTTCCTTAGCACGCATTAACTTTTCAGATAGAACTTCACCTGTTGCAGGATTAATAGCTTCATACCAACCAACTTTAGGCTTAGTAAGATAACCACCTTTCTCAGCAATATCCATCAATCCAGACCACTTAACAATGCCACCTTCCCAAGATACCGAGACTGGAATCTTAGACTTCTCTTTAACATGTCGAGATTTCTCAACGTTAATAATGAAGTGATAGCCTTGAATTTCAGTACCAACCTTATCTTGTTGACGACCAATAATCCAGATAGCATCTGCTGAGTAGTAAATACCTGTACCACCAGAAACAACAGCCTTAGGGAACAATCCAATTTCTTGATATGTGTGGTTAACAGCAATCAATGGAATATCTTTAAGGTTTAGATGTGGTGTTACAATACGGAACAGAGATTTAAGAGCCTTAGCTCGTGACATATCTGCTACTGATTTACCGTCGAGTGCGTCAGCAACTTCTTTCTTAGAAGCAAGGTTACCAATTGAATCAATAACAATAATTACTTTTTCAGCCTTAGTAATACTATCTAACTGATGGGCAATATCAAACTTAAGTTCTTCAACATTAGTAATTGGTGTATGAACTACGCGATCCATATCAATACCAAAGCTTTCGAAGTAAGCCTGAGGTGTACCAAATTCTGCATCATAGAATAACAATACAGCATCTTTGTTTTTTTGCATATAAGCACCTGCCATCAACAATGCGAATGCTGATTTAAAGTGCTTTGATGGACCTGCCAAGACGAGTAGTCCTGGAGAAACACCACCGTCAATACGACCCGATAGTGCAACGTTTACCATTGGCACATTAGTTGGTGCCATATCTTTTTTACCGTACACTTTAGATTCCATTAATGGTGCTGACATCTTAATTGTACTGTTTTTCACCAGCCTGTCTAATAGACTCATATCAATCTCCTTCTACGATTGTTAACAATTTAGCTTTATATCCCTGAATTTTAGTAACTCGGTCTGGCCAGTAAATTGTTGATTTATCTGGGTTCTTACATAGATTATCTAAGAACGGTGTTATAGATTTGTAAAGGAGTTCCAACCTATATTCAAGGTCGTCAGCAGCGAGCTTTTGATCATTCAATTGATCTTGAATGGTCGCCTTCTCACTGCTAACTTTTTGAATAGCATCTTTGGCTTCAGCTTCTTTCTCTTGAATTTCTTCATCGATAAAGCTGAAACCAAAGTCAAAGTCTAGAACTTCTTCATAGACTTTGTTAGCCATTCGCTAGCTCCTTAAAGATTGATAGATCGTCGTCATCATCATCCATTGATAGAGATGTTGATGTTGGCGCTGGCATTGCTTCTGTTAGCGTTGGCTGTGGTGCTGCAGCTGTTGCATTACCCATAGAGCTTAGATCAAATTCATTATCTTGCTCTGCCGTAGCAGGTGTAGAAGCTTCTTCATCTAGCGCTAGTACACGATAGAGTTTCGCTTTCAATTCAGCATAAGACTTGAAGTTCTTTGGATCTACTAAATCTTGCAGTTTGTGTTCTGCATTGTAGATCTTTTCCAACTCTGCATCATCTTCTGATACTGCCGATGGGCCATCAAATTCTGATTTATCATAGTTAGGATAACCTTCAAACTTACGAATTTTCAAACGGAAGTTAGCACCTTCCCATAGATCGAATGGGTTTACTGGAGTTTCATCTTCAAACTGAGGATTCATTAGATCATTCAATTTATCGAAGATTTTCTTACCAAACTGGTACATAAAGACTTTACCATCATTATCTGAGTTGGCTGAGTCTTTAACAACTAGTACGTTGGCAAAATATTTCAAGCGACGCTTTTGCTTACGTGCGAGTTCTTTATCAGATTCGAGACCTGAGTTCCACAACTTGCCGTTGTATTCCGAGACTGGATCGTCTTGGTTAATAGTAGTAAGGGAGTTTTCGATGTACCATTGTCCTGTTGGACCTTGGAAACCGTGATCCCATACGCGTACAAAAGGCATTTCTTCACCTTGTGCTGCTGGAAGGAAACGAATGATTGCAAAACCGTTACCTGCTTTATCGCGGGTTGGCTTCCACATTTTACCTTCATTGGGATCTGAGTAGCTCTTTTGAGTAATCTTTTCGAGCTGTGAGTTCAATTTGTTTAAAGAACTTGAACGATTCTTTTTGAGTGCGTCAAATGACATATGTACTTCTCCTAGTTTTGCTGTATATAGCGATTGTTTATATTGCGATGTATGTGCAGGTTTGTACCTACCATCTATTTATATCAGAAAAAACGATCACGGATCAAATCTTTGAACTTTTTTTCATCAATTTCTAAGAAAGGTTTATACTTTCTTATTAACCTTATTATATCACTTGCTACGATTTTGTCAACTATTTCTTTATCCCAATAGGGAAAAATATTAGCGATGTAACAAAGGATAGTAATAGTTTCCAAACTAATTTTCTTTTGCATATATAAAGTCATAAGCAACGGATGCTGCCCATTCACTGAAGTAAAATTAGCTTGGAAGTTGTCGTCAAGAAGATTAATCTCGGTTTTGAATGTACGCGATAGAGTATCTATTCTACGCTGCCAATCAACATATCGATCTTCACCTTCTTGTTCGAGTATTTCACGGATCCATGCATTAGGCTTTACTATCATATTAGATAGCATAAGCTTTTCTGGATCATCTCTTTGTGAAAGCTTTTCGAAAAAATATGCATCATTACGAGTTCTATACTTATCGTATGATGCTCTTATTTTTCCGTGGTATTTAATGTAGTCATAACCGTCAGAGGTAAAATGTTTCTTCATTGCAAGGTACTTTACGTACCATATGAAACTACCTTCGTTAGCATAACTTAGTGAGGTCTTGATCATCTTTAATTACCAATTTTGCATCTACTGCTTCAGATCTTACTTTTTCTTTTAGAATAGAAGATTTCTTAACAATATTAGCTACTGTTTCAATTTCTAACTCGTTTACGCGAGCGTATTCACACAATGCATCTATATAACCTATACCACTTTTGAGCATGTATTGAATATCATGATGTACCTTTTCAGGTGTTCTTGGTGCTACTAGTGCAGCTTCATTCATGTCTTTATCCATTAAGTGTCTTTATCCCTGCAAGCCAATTTTCAGCTGCTGATTGAGCGAAGTGAATACTTTTACCTTCATAAACTTCCTCTTTAATAAAGTCGTTATTAATAAAGAAGCGAACGCCGGCACCGTTTTCTGTAGCGAAGTAGTCTACCTTTAGTGATTGACCATCCCTCTCAGATATTAATGTTTTACCTATCATTGTTTATTCTCCTTAATACTTGAAGTTGCTTTAACACTGCCACAATTGGCGCAATAAACAATTGTTGCAATAAACTGGTGTTTACCGATTTTAATGTTTCTTTTACCAGTTGATATATCTATTATATCACAACAGCCATTAACTGTCAACTGTTTATTTGAATTATTATTAACTCCTGATATCTTAGAGATAGGCTTAATTTCCAGTCCAAAATTACGTCTGTTAATCATCATCTAGTTCCTCAAATAATACATTGTTAACATACTTTTCTTTATCTTCTTCTGATATTCCCATTGCTAAAATAGAACGGTGTAAGTGTGGATTAAGCTTTTGATTTTGACAATACTTGTTTAGTAATGGTTTTATATTACGATGACTATCGAGAGCATTTGTATCTATGTTATCTAGGTAGTGATCTACTAAGTCAGTTGTTACTGCGATAAACTGATTAAGCTCTTCGTCAGTCTTAATGTTACCGACTGCAAGCATGTCTTTTGAAAATATCTCTTGAGCCCACGGTGGTAATTCTCTAGGTTTGTTCCATTCTAAGTCTTTAACTCGCCTTTCCATATATTCATTATACGGATGCGGAAAACCACGCAAAGGACTGTAATCCATAAACGAACCTGTAATCTTTTTAGGTCCTGCTACAATATCAAATCCAAGTATAGGCAATTCGTAGCTTGGATCTGGAAACACATTCACATGCATTAGCCACAAACCTTTACCATCTGCCGGTACAATTGTTTTTAAATGAGCTTTTGATACTTGATCAGAGTGCCAAAAAGTATCATTCCAATCTTTAAATTTAAGATCATCTGTATACTTTTCGTTATCATAACGAGTAAAATGTTTATCGAAGCTTGCTGAAATATAATCAGCATAACCGTTTAATCTATCCCATAGTTCCATTATTCTTACCCTCTATATTACATCATCTTTTATTACTTTGGTTAATGTTGCGCTGAGATTGTCTTCACTTATACTCCACACAACATCATCACCAATATTAATATTGGACGCTAGTAATACAGAATCAGGGAGAACAATAAAATGCTCTCCCGTCTCAGATACTTGAACTTCAAGTTGATGATTCATTTTTTCTTTTTAGCTCGCCGAGCTGCAGCATATTCGTTTTGCAGTAGCTGTTCGCGAACACTCTTTGTTTCTTGCCTACGGCTTCTAGCCGTTTCTGAACTAGCCATACGTTTTTGACGTTTTAAATCTTTTTCGATTCCAAAGTCAGTTTCAAATTCAATTTCATCTTGCATATTATTTTGCATGAGATAGTCTCCTTTATTAACTGTTTGTTATGGTATAATTATACTATGTAATAGTAGCTTTGTCAACCATTTCTTTTGAAAGTTCATCAAATAATTCTGAAGCAAAATCAAAACATATTTTTGCCTCATCAGCCATATCGTCTGATAACAATGTTCTAAACTGTTCAATAAGAACTTTAGTGTCACCTTCGAATTCGTACATCAAGCCATTGCCTGGAGTTTTCTTTTTGATAATTTGTCCACCGTGTAATTCACCAAAGTGGCGAACATACATATGCGCAAGTAAAGCTTCGTTATCATCAGCTTCTGCTAATCCATTAACATATGCTGCATACTTACTTACTGATGGAGGAAACACGCCTGTAGGAGAGTAACCGAAGACTTCTTCTAGTTCTCTAATATCTTCAAAGATACGTCTATGACGTTTGATAGCGTGTAAGTTTGGGGGGATGATAGTGTGTCGTTCTAGTACTTCGTAATTCATGTACTGACAACATAGGAATTTGTGATACAAGGCTGTATCGATTTTTCCTGAAATAAGTTCTTTAGCAAATGCTCTTCGCTCAGCAGACTGATGGTGAGCCCAAGTTAATTCTTTCAATTTGTTTGACATAATATCCTCTTTAATAATTAAAGTGCCACTTTTCTGTTGCTAAGTAAGTGGCCAACTCCCTGTGATTATGCCGCTAGGGCTAATCCAGATGGTGCGAAATTTTCATTTGCATTTAGTTTAATTGATCTATGCGCGATCATCCGGTAAACTCCACTTCACTACAACACCTGTCGATCCTAGTTCAGCCCCATCAAAAACACACTACCCGCTTTATCAGATACGTTCCAGAATTAACTGGAATAGTGTGTTTTTGGTGGAGCTGTCGGGTACTGCCCCCGAGTCCAGCATGTTTTCACGTTGCTTCAACGTTTACAATATTATTTATATAATATACTAGTAACAGACGCTTGTCAACAGTTATTTAATCATAACCTAAAACGGCAACTTTAGACATCTCTGCAATGCGTAATTCTGTTACACGATCTTCATATGCTACATCGAAACCTTCTTCGGCATATTGGCATCTCTCGTGATTGCCCCATAATCTTTTAAAATAACTATCATAAAGGTATTCAACTACAGAGTCAGGTTCTGCTTTATCAATTAGTTGACCTTTTACCATCCAATTCAAACGGTTGGCTTCTTTACGTACTTCTGGTGAGCACATGGTGGGACCTCCAAATATTAACTGCATGATTTATTTATGAGGTATGTTACCGGCAATAGCAAACTGTTACCGGTAACACTTGTAACAAATTGTTACAGTCCGTTGGGAACGATAACATAGTGGATCATAAGTACTAGAGCAACCGAAGCGCCTAGACCAATCATCATTTTCATAAAGTCTCTTCCAACTAATGGGAATACACTCTTGAACTTCATCTTGCCAGTAAACGATGCAATAGCAAGTTCACGTCCTGCAAGCATACCAACAAATACCCACGTTGTCGACATTGGAATGTCATTAAGTTCTTTAAAGAAGTATAGACACAACCAGTAGAATAAGTCAATCAATGTTGCAGATCTTACATATCTTGTATTGTGTTTCTCTAATACAATTTCTTGTATCTTACCTCCACGTTCTCTAAACATAAAGAACAATCCAATCACGAATACACCACTTACCATAATCATTAGATCTACTGGTACTTCTCTCGGAAGGAACACTGCAATGTTAGCCATATCGTGAGACAACCAAGTCCACCATAAACCACCTGTTGCAAACCACTGAGCAATTCGCCAATAGTTTTTATGTTCTTCTTTAACTGGTGCTGCTTCATCAAGTGTTCTACTTATAACATACCATGCTGCATAAGCAAACAAAGCTGCAATACCGTATCCCATAATAGATTTCATTAGCATTTTTTCCAACACAAAGGTTGAAGCAAACACAGATAATACTAAAAATGATGTTGAAACAGGTACACCAAAACGTGTTAATAATACAAGTATGCCTGGTGCGGCTGCATGATACCACTGGATTTCTTGCCACGGAATTTTGTTTAATCTACCGTATGATATATCACCGCCATTTACAACCCATCCATACCAAAGAGTTGCTAATAGTACTGCTGATGCAGCAATCCATAATGTTTTATAATTATATCTCTCATTGTTTGATGCCATCCAAGTACCGAGAGTCTGTACTGAATCGTTAGCAATAACTGCGTATGCAGCAAATAGGAACCCGACAAGGCTCCATAAAGTTAACATTTCCATTTAATCTTCCTTTTCTTTATTGGTGCTTTTACCACACCGGTTAAGTAAATAAAAAGAGCTGGCTTTGACCACCAACTCTCCTTTATTTATTCGTCACCTACCCACAAGTTGATAGTTATTAGGTTTTTGTCTTTTTTACTTATTGCATATTCTATATCTAAATCAAATAACGCTTTTCTTAATGCAATTAACTTATCGGGTTCTTTAGGTTTTATCCATTGTTTTATCGGATGTTCGTCCATTATAAAGCTTTCTCTAAATCACCGTGGTTACCTTCGTGAGATGGAGCTACCCAACCTTCAGGTTTAATCAAATCAGGCAACCCAAACGGATTCGGACGGCCTTCTTTAACGCCAACAGATTTTTCCATATTAGCGTTGTAAACCCTTTGCCAAGCAGCAGTAGCATCAATACCAAAGACATCGAGAGTCCCAATAGCAAAAACACACATGTCGATAAGACCATCGACAATTTCTTCAGGGTCTCGAGCTTCGATTGCATCCATTGTTTCATCTAGTTCTTCCTTACACATTGAAAGTCGGAAACGCAAATACTTATCCATCAAGTCTTTGTTGTCTTTATTGGCTTCAAACCAATCTTTTACACCAAACTTGTGGTGCATGTCGTTAATGTCTTTAGACCAGTTATAGCTCATAGTATACTCCTATTTCATTTAATTAATTATAATACTGAATTGTGAAAATGTCAACAATTAATCTTCAATTCGTCGTTGCCAATTTGCCGTAGGGTCTCTACTAATACCTCGAGTAGCAAGTTGGTCTCTAACATTTAACTTTTCCACCTTTAGTTTTTTAACAAACTCTTCAGGTGCTTTTTCAGCTTCAGCAGCTTCAATTAGTGCATGAAGCTTTTCGTGCCGTGCTGCTAGTGCTTCTAGTTCTTCAATATTCATTTTGTACTCCTATACAAAGAAATCATCAAGTGTTGCAATTTTTACTGCAGACCAACCAACTGCTTCTAGGATAGCTTCTAGAGGCGATAGGAATACTTTTTCAAATTGCTTTTCGTAGTCAATATAATCGTGTAAACCAAATTCTTTAGGAAGAACACCTGGAAACGAGATGATGTTTTCTTTAATCGGGTTTGGTGTTTTTAGATAGCAGAATTTGATCTTGTCGCCACCTGATATAGATGTAAACTTTTTAGTTAGACCATTTTCATTTAGATAGTAATTAAACAAGATACAACCACGAACGTGCATTGGGCAACCTTTCTTATATAGATTACCACGATCGCGATACTTATCAATGTTATCAGTACCAGAGTTGCGGCCAATATCTTCTGGAGGAAGCTTATAGAATTCTTGTCTGAAGTCTTCGATAAACTTTTGAACTGCAGCTTCATCGCCATTCATAATAACTGAGAACGATTGCTTTAGTTTGTTACGACATACTTCTGGTGTAGAAGACCGTACAGACTCAAGACCTGTTACAGAAATCTTTGGTTCTTCGTAGTGAACACCTTCTGAGTTGAGAGTATTCATAATGTAACGCTTCTTAGCAATGAACACAGATTTATCAGTAATCTTTTCTCGTTTCATTACCATCGCTTGACGATAAGAACCCATCTTAGATGCAAGTTCGATATAACCATTTTCGATTACTTCTTCGATTTTAGAAGAGCAAACTTTATCAAGGAACTCTTCGCCTTGCTTACGGCTTATATCTGTTGTACCGAAAGATGCTTTAACTAGTGGACCAAAGTCAACATAGATTGAATCGGTATCGATATATACGATATAGTCTTTGTCGTTTGTTTTGAGTATCTTATTAAGATATGTGTTTACAGAGTTTTGTGCATATCGAATAGATAACTGACCTGATGTTGTAATAGCTTCGGCCATGTCATTAATATAATACAAGAAGTAAATATTAGCAGTAGCACCATAAAGAGAGTTCATAGCAATCTTGATAGCCATTTGCTGGTTATGTAGATTGTTTGCTTCACGTTTAAGAGCAGCTTTATGAGTAGGATCAGTAGCATTCTCAAGTTCTTGTTCGACACCAAGCATCTTCTTCTTGATTACAGAACGGTTACCGTAATATTCATCAATGATTTCAGGAATAACACCTTTGAATTCATTTGTAAAACATGCGCCGTTTGCTGCAACTGATACAGACTTATCATCATTTTGATAATTGCCGCCGAGTACCATATCTTGAGATACGTATTCACGACGATCATCAATATAAGTTTCTGGTGACATATTATATTGTAACATTAAGTGTGGATACAGAGAGTTAAGATCGAATGATACAATCCAAGGATGCATACCAACCTTTGGACTTTTAACATAACCACCTACGAGTTCACCTGCTCGAGCACCAGGACCACCTTTAAGTGGTGGGACACGACCTTCTTCGATAAGTTTACGATATAGAGTTGTTTCCCATATGCCAACTGTACCGAATGCATCATTAAAGTTTACACCGCCACCATAAGCAACAGTCATAACTAGAGATAACAAACCAGTTTCATCTTCAAAGCGTTGAATAAGCCACGTGTCTTTAAGGTTATAATCGAGATATAGTTGTGGGTTTTGTTCATACAATTCAGTAAGTGTACCATACTCTGAGTAATCAAGTTTCTTTTCACCGAGTACTACATTAGCAATATGGTCTAGCTTCCAGGATTCTTGTGGGCCATACTTATAACCAAACTTCTTGAATGCATCCATATAATCGACTACAGCAACACCAGATATTTCATATGTTTGCTGCATCTTACCAAAGAATTCACGACCTGTTTGACGAATAGATCGCCAAGGAGAAAGATCTCGTGCAAACTCTTCGCCGAATAGACGAGACATACGTGTTATAATATATTGAATATCGAAGTAAGCTACGTTCCAGCCGGTTACAATATCAGGATAATCATTACACCACAATTGTCTGAACCTACGAAGCAATGCTTCTTCAGTATCAAACTTCATAAAGTGAATGTTATCTGGATCGATATCAAGTAACGTTTGTGATTTGTCGTAGTCTTTACGACCGAGTAGATGGTAATCATCAGACTTAGAAGATTTAAAAGCAATCGATGTGATTTCTTTATCAGCAGAATTCATATCAGGATAGCCGTCAGCAATATCAACCTCGATATCGAAAGAAACAATGTTTACTTTAGAAACATCGTAATTGACTTTACCTGGATATTTTTGCTGAATGAACTGTGCTACGTAATTAGTGGAACCACCAATTTCAAAGCCGTGAACATCTTTATACTGTTCAATCCAATCTTTAGCCTCTCGCATAGTATCCATAACAACAGAAGTCATAGGACGACCAGTTGTAAGAGATTTATGTTGGCTGGTACCAGATTTATCGCCACCGACAAATAAGGTAGGTGAGAACTTTACTTTACGTTCAAATCGCTTGTTATTTTCATAACCGCGCCATAATATGTTGTTGCCGTATCGCTCGACAGATGTGTAAAAGCTAGACATGATATTCCTTGTGATTCAATATAATTCATTATATAACAGTTTCTGTGATATGTACACAGTTATTTTCGTGGGTCTATCTGTGATTCGATTCCACCTTGCCTGTTGTCTTTAGCAATTAGCAAAGCCATTGATTGTATATCATCTAAGATATTTTGACAAGCACTCTCGTCAAAATCCGGGTGTTCATTTCTTTTACGATGAAGCTGCATAGCTTTATCATGCATTACGTTTATTCGTTCTATAAGTTGCTCTATAGTATGGTTCATTGTGCTCCTACGCTGCTATTTGTGAGAAGTTTTTAATCTTATCAAACTTAACGTGGGACATAAACTTGTCGCCAAACTGATGGCCACGGTGTGAGATAACAAAGATGTTATCATCGGAGTTAAGATTATGTAGTGTATCAATCAACATTTCGATACCAACACCATCAAGTGCACCATCTAAAGTTTCGTCTAAGATTAAGAGGTTAGTTGAGACTGAGTTACGTAGCTTAGCAACTGCTCGCCAAGACAACATAATAGCCAACGTGATACGTAGCTTCTCACCTTCTGAGAATGAAGCATAAGAAAATGCATCACGGAAACGAGACTTAATTACTTCGTTAAAGTTTTCATCAAGCCTAAAGTCTACAAACAAATCAAATGCTTGAAGATACTTATTAATTAACTTATTCATTACAGGAACATATTGTTTAATGATCTTGGCTTTGATACCACCATCTTTAAGCATTTGTGCTGTAACACTATTTACTTCTTTTTCTGCAAATAGTTCTGTTTGACGAGCATTGATTTCATTTAGAGTGTTACTATATTCTAACAACTTAGTCATATCAACTGCTTCAGCTTCTTCTTCAGCCATATCTAATTCATTCTTATATGAAACTAATGCATTCTTAGCAACCTTGATTGTTGCACGTTGATCACCAATACCAAGATTAATATTACGCATTTTATCTTCAAGTTTTGAGATATCACCAAGACGATCATCGTACTCTTTAGATTTTACAGCCAGTTTCTCAAGCCCATCCATCAACTCAGTTACTTTAATATCTTTATCTGATATGATCCCTGCTTTGAAAGCTTGCTCAATACCTTGCTTACATGTAGGACAATCATCGTGATCCTTATAGAAAGATAACTCTTTTTGATGTGAACGCATTTGGCTTTCGATATCACGACGTAATGACTTAGCTTTTTCTGACTTCTTTTGCATATCAGGTTTATCTTTAATATCATCTAATACAGCTTCAAGCTCAACATTCTGTGTCTCAATAACAGCTTTAGCATTCTCAATATCTTTAAGGTGAGCACCCATCTTATCACGAATCTTTTCAGCTTCAACTTCTTTCATCTCACGAATAGAGTCATTATGATCTTTAGCCGCTTCGATACGAGTTTCAACCATATCTTTTTGGTATCCGTTTTCTTTTATGCTTTCTTTATTAGAACTCACAATATCTTTCAATAACGTATTCATTGTACTAAACACTTGGATATCAAGAAGATCTTCAATAATTTCACGACGACCGTGTGCTGGTAGCTCCATAAAAGGAACGTATGTAGCACTACCAAGGATAACGATCTGTGTAAATGATTTATAGTTAAGCTTAAGAATGTTTTGTTCTAAGTAAGATTGATAATCTCTAACTGCAGCATCTTGGTCAATCAACACATCATTAAGAGCAATCTCAAAGAAGTTTGGCTTTATTCCACGCCTAATCTTATAGTTCTTTGCACCAATGTTAAACTCAATTTCTGTTTCGAGTTCTTTCTGATTAATAGAATTAACAAGCTGTGGCTTTGTAATCTTACGAAATGGTTTACCATATAAAGCAAATGTTATTGCATCAAGCAATGTAGATTTGCCACTACCGTTTGAACCACTAATTAAAGTGGTCTTACTTTTATCTAACAGGATCTCAGTCCAAGCATTACCCGATGATAAAACGTTTTTATAACGTACTTTCTTAAAATGAATCTTCATTATATATTCTGTGCCTCTACATAAAGTTCGTCAATTAATCGTTTAATTTGTATCTTATCAACTTTTGTTTCTAAAGAGTTAATATAGTCATGCAAGATATCTTTTGTATCTTTAGTTTCATCTAACATTTCATCAAGACCTTCAGACTCTAAACTAAGAGAATCTTCGATAGCTTTAACATCGGCTGCACCAGCATCAGTCAACTTATTTAGGAACAAGTCATAGATGTATGGATTAGTTCTGTTCTTAACAATAACTTTAATAAACGTATCTTTAAGAGCGCTTACATCCAAGTTAGCAATATCTTCGATAGTCATATCAGCATCATCATATTCAATTTTATGGAAGATAACGTTAGGATTTAAAATCCATTCTAACTCACGGGTTTCTGTATCTAATACACGGAAGCCACGTTTGCCCTGATGATCTGACCAAGTCATTTCGTAAGGAGAACCAAGATATGAAATATTGTTATATGTAGATGGATGATGGAAGTGACCTGAGTACACCGCTTCAAAGTTTGTAAATACATCTCTTGTTAAACCGTGATCACACAAGTGGCCTTTATCCATTTCAAAGCCTTGAATAGAAAAGTGGCCCATACACATATCAGCATCAGACTCACGAATATCTTTCATCATATCTTTATAGTTACTATTATTAATCCAAGGAACCATCAAGAATTTTGTAGATCCAAGAGTAAGTTCTGCACATTTATCTTCGTAAATATTAAAATTGTTATACTCACGTAATAGCAAATTCATAGAGTTTACTTCATTCGTGTTTGTATAATATGTTGTATGATTACCTACTAGTGCATGATATTCAATACCGCGATTAGCGATTTGATCAAAGAAGAACTTCTTACCACGCTCTAGTGATACATAGTTGATAAACTTACGACGATCGAAAGTATCACCAAGATCAAATATGATTTTAATATCATGTTCATCAATATAAGGAAAGAACACCTCTGAGAAGAAACGTTCTTGATGATCTAAAAATAATTTAGAATCACCACGAACACCGATATGCATATCTGTTACAATTGCTATTTTCAAGATTTTATCCTATTTTGTTTTTGGGTCTGCATCTTTTTCTGTATTAGCGTCTTTTTCAATTTTATCAGCTTTTTTCTTAGCTTTGTCTCTTGCTAATTTATCTTCAAAGTCTTCAATAAAATCATTCATGTAATCTGCTGCTGTACTGAGATGAATATTAAGATCTTCACCAGAAGAGTATGTACCACCAGTAGTAATCATATGTTGAGAAGACTTGAAACGAATATACATTTGCTTCTTCTCTTTAGCGATTCTACGTAGGAAAGCATACCAGATAATTTGCGTAAAATATGCAAACGGATTCTGAGATTTTTCTTCATTAAAGTTCATTATATATAATAGACAGTTTTCGATACCGTCTGAGATCATATCTTCTTTATAAGAATATCCAGAGAAATTTGGTTTTGTTGCTAATCTTGTCGCTATCTGAAATATGCAAGTACCTATGTAATCTGGTACTCTTGGTCTTCCTTCACCTGCGTCTTCTGCTTCTCTGCAGAGTTGCTTGTATGCGACCAAAGCGTCAAGAAGGTCTCTGTTATTCACGTAATTGCGAGTGGCTCGTCTTTTTGCCATTGGAAATACCTCCATTGATGTAGTTAAAATCTATTTAAATCTAATATAACACAGTTATGCACAGGTGTCAACTAGTTTGTTGAAAATAATTAATTTTAAAATAATTGAAAATAACAGTTGACAACCTTATCAAGTAGGTGTATAATAGGATTATATCCTTTAAACCATTATAGTCCCAGTCATTATATATCTACTGTGTAGACCTTAAAGTTAAACTGCTGGGTACCATATATCTCAATTCTCTTCTTAAAATGTTGTAAAGTATAGTTCTCGAATGATCCATGTGTCAAGTCATCAGTAATATCATATAGTGTAGCCTTATCGGCGTCGTTGCCCTTTCTTAGGGCACGACCAATTGATTGCAATACTTTGACTTCAGATTTAGAACCAGAAGCAAATATGATGTTATCAAGCTTCTTCAAATTTACACCTGTTGAGAATACTCCATAAGAAGCAAGGATGTTATGTTGTTTGATAGGATCATTTTCAATGAGATGTCTGATGCGTTCTCGTTCATCACCCTTAGTAGCACCATATATGAAGTGCAGGTTTCTGCCTTCTTTTTGAAGCATAGGTTCTAAGATCTTTCCGTGTTTCTCAACAAGATCAAACAAGACTAAATTATTCTGTCCTTCGAGAGACCACAATAAATTTCTAATGAAAATATTTCTTTTGTCATTATTAACTAAGAATTCTCGCTCAGCAGGATAACGTTTCTGAGACTCTTTAATCTTCTTAAATTCTGTGTAAAAATTCTTACGAGCATCTTTACTATGTGAAAGAACAATTGCTTTAATATTAAAATCAGCAACAGTACCAGCATCCATAAGATCTTTTGTAGTAACGTGACTACGAACAGAACCAAAACAACCCTCTAGAACAAGACGGTGTGTTTTACTTTCTTCTGATTTTAAAGTACCGGTAAAGCCGTGACGATAATAACATTCATCAAGACCTTCCATAATTTTTTGAAGTGATTTAGCTTGGAATAAGTGTGCCTCATCTCCAAGCACAACTTTGAATTGGCTTAACCAATCTTTACCAACTTTCATTAGTGACTGCCAAGTTGATATAACTATAGGGGAAGATGTATTCTTATCAACACCACCTTGAATTTTATATATCATAGATGGGTCACAACCATAGTCCTGAAAATCACCGGCCATCTGATGCACCAACGAAATAGTTGGAACAATAATCAATGTACGATGTTCAAATGCTCTATAGTAATGTTGTTGTATTAGATAGATAATTAATGATTTACCTGAAGATGTAGGAGATAATGATAATGATCTGTTATCTCTGATAGCATCTACGACATATTGATTTTGATAATCTCGTGGTGTGAATGGACAATTTACTTCTTTAGCCATCTCATATCCATAATCATCTGGAACAGATTCACCATTCATTAAATGATCTGGAGCATTAAGCTGATAACCACGTTCTTCACAGAATTTTTTAAGGCGAGGAAATAGACCTACGTATAGAACAGGACGCATTGGCTGATATAATCTAATTACACCATCCCACATACGATTCTTGTAAGCCGGGCTAAACTGATATCCAGCAGGTTTAAAAGAAAAGTAGTCTGAGAGTTCCATGCGAACACCAGAATCACCTGTCACAAGTAAGTGTACAGCATTCTTTTGTTCTACGTTTAGTACGTCTGGCATATGATCACCTTTATTCATTATCAACTATATACTACTATTTATTAGTATTCGCCATGTTGAAATTTCAGTATGGCAATCATGTTATTGATAATGAAGTTTCTGCTGTGGATAGTTTTTACAATATCCTCTAGGAAATCAGCATTTGCTGTATGAAAATCAATTTTAAGACTCAGACGGATAATATCAGCATCTGCTTGTAAATGCTTATCGAGATCTTGTCTAATGATTTTCTTTTGCTGCGGTTTCCATCCACGATCACGTAGATCTTCTTCAGCCATAGAACCATCAAGCCACTCACGTTTAGCAAGCTCAAGTTCTTTGTAATCATAACGAAGCTTCTTTACTTTCAAAGCTTCCTTATAATACATACCATAATACTTGTTGTGTAAGATGGGAATTTTCTTAGCTTCCCCACCGAGATTTGATTCGTCGATCTTAACATCTTCAGCCCAGATCGCGCTAATTTCTTCAGTACTCATTATAACTATTCCTCTATTCACGTCACTTTATAATATATTATAACACAGGAATGCACTAATGTCAAGGCATTTTTTCAAAGCTCATATTTGTATATCTGAAAGTAACGTTAACTTCTGGGTATTGAACATCAGTATTCGTTACGTCTAGAGGAACACCACTGATGGATGTTGGAAAGGCTTCTGTGAAAGTAAATTTAAGATTTCCAATTCTAGCACTATTCTCAATTATGACTGATATATCAGATCTCTCGCCTGCCTTACTAGCTTGTAGGTCAGCTCTTTGTTTGGTATTTTCAGGAGTACCCATTCCTTCCATCCACCTTAAAATCTCTTCATAATTAGACATGTTCTCATCTGCTATAAAGGAGAGGTCAAGATCTGCGTATTCCACGCGATCCGGTGTTTGATAAATACGATGAATAGGGGATTGCTGCTCTGGAGCATTCATACTAAGACTAGGCAAAGTTACCCTTTGTGTAAAAAATTCTACATGAGGGAGCCTATCTATAACGATCTTAAATGAGATCGGTGACAAATAATTTGTAATCATTCTAAATTTCCTATTGACATTATGTTAAGCTTATGGTATATTTATAAATACAACACCTGATCAATGGTAGGAAAGCACATGTCTGACGAAAAACCAATAGGTTATGATGACCCTTTTGATGACTGTACACATTGGCTGGGTAAAATATAATATAAAGGAATATATATAATGATGAAATTAAATGAAAATAACTGTTGACATTACTGTGTCTATGGTATAGAATGGCTATATAAATTAATGGAGATTAAGCTTTGAGTGAAGATTTTAGAATATTAACTGCACGACAACACGTCAGAGAACGTATTGGAATGTATATGGGTTCAAGCTCTAAAGAAGATATTGAACGTTTTGTTATGGGCGAGTGGAAAACATCTTACTATGTTCCTGCCTTATCTAAAATGGTAGATGAAATTCTTGATAACGCAATTGATGAAGCAATCCGTACTAACTTCAAGTTTGCTAATAAAATTGACGTGTCTGTTAAGAATGGTGTGGTTGTTGTAACAGACAATGGCCGTGGTATTCCACAGGATGAAATCTTTGACGAAGCTTCAGGCGATAAAATTCTTCGCCCAGTTGCTGCTTGGACACGAGTTAATGCCGGTACATCGTTCGATGATGAACGAGTAACTATTGGTACTAACGGCGTTGGTTCAGCAGCTACTAACTTCTTATCTTCTAAGTTTGTTGGTAAAACTTGGTGTAAAGGTAAGCGAGTTGAAGTTCGTTGTAAAGATGGTGGTGACTCTATTGATGTACAAGTAAAAACTGGTATTGATGGAAGCGGTACTGAAGTTTCTTTTGTACCAGATTATTCTCTCTTTGAAGTAGAAGATTTAGATGCTCTTGATACAGTATCTCTTATCGAAGATCGTATGATCAGTCTTCAAATGGCATTCCCTGAAATTGCATTCTCATTTAATAAGCGTCGTATTAAGGTAAATGATCTTAAGAAATATGCTAAGTTATTTGTAGGTGAAGAAGGTGAATTCATTATAGAAAAAACTGAGAACCTTTCATTCTTCTATGCTTCTTCTGAAGATGGCTTCCGTTCTAATTCATTCGTTAATGGCGTTAACACTCGTCAAGGCGGTACATATGTTGACTTCCTTACTAACGGCGTATTAGACGAACTTGGTACAATGATTAAACGTAAGCATAAGATTGAAGTTGCTAAGTCGACTATTAAGAATGGTCTTACGTTTGTAATGTTTGCAAGAAACTTTACTAATCCAAAATTTGATTCACAAACAAAAGAACGTTTAACGAATCCAATGACTAACGTTCGTGAGCATACTATTCAAGCAGGTATTAAAGATGCTGCTTCTATTGCTCGTAAAATTCTTAACACACCATCAATCATTGATCCTATTGTTGAAGCACAACTTGCAAAGAAAATTGCTGCTGATCGTAGGGCTGCTACTCTTGCACAGAAAAAGCTTCGTAAAGTTAAAGTAGCAAAACATATCTCAGCAAACCGTGATGATGCCACTCTTAAAATTGTAGAGGGCGATTCAGCGATGGGATTCCTGCTGAAGGTACGTGATCCTAATAAGGTTGGTGCTTACCCATTACGTGGAGTTATCATGAACACCTGGGACATGAAACCAGCAGATGTTCTAAAGAATAAAGAATTATCAGAATTAGTATCAGTTCTTGGATTAGATATTACTGATCCAAATAGCATTGACGATATGACATATAAACATATTGCAATTCTAACTGACGCCGATCACGATGGTATTGGACACATTAGTCCTTTGCTTATCGCTTTCTTTTACAAGTTTTGGCCACGGCTATTACTCGAAAAGAAAGTTAAGATCACTCGAACTCCGATTATGATTTCTACTAAAGCTAAATTAGTTAAGTGGTTCTATGCATACGAGGAAGCAAGTGAATTTAAGTCTAACCAATCTGGATGGAAGCATCGATATATTAAAGGACTGGGTAGTTTACAAGAAGAAGAATATTCAACCATCATCAATCAACCTGTATATGATACGGTTACAGTTGACGACGCTAAAACATTCGAAATGATGTTTGGCAAAGAAAGTCAACTCCGTAAAGATTACATGATGGCATAGTAAAAAGGGAAACAAAAGATGACGTTACGCGAACAAATTCTAGAATCACTGAAATCTCATGCTGTTGGACATATCAATAAGCATAAGATGAATGTTGAAATCTATCTAACCAATCCAGCCGGTATTGGTGAACACCCAGATGTTCTAGAAGCTATTGAAGCAGAACTCAAAGTTATTGCAGAATACGAAGATCAACTGCAATTGATTGACAAATATTTCAAATAAGTTGAAATTAACTGTTGACAAACACGTAGAACTAGTATAGAATAGTACTATATTAAATAAGGAACCAATATGAGTTTAGATCAGTTCATATCACAAGAAGACAATAAGACCTCTCTAGGTGAATACCCTATAAGTAAGGTAGCCTCGAACGAGTGGAAATCTTTCGCAATGTATACTGTGGAATCTAGAGCGATTCCTAATATGATAGATGGATTAAAACCAGTTCAACGCTTTTATCTTTACTCGTCACTTATCAACTCAAAGCGAGACTTCAAGAAAGTGTCCGCTGTAGCTGGTATCATTAGTGACTATGGATATAACCACGGAGAGGCTAGCGCAGCAGGGGCGGGTCAGTTGATGGCCGCAACGTGGAATAATAACATTTGCTTAGTCGAAGGCCGTGGTTCCTTTGGTACTCGACTAATTCAAGAAGCAGGTGCACCACGTTATGTATATACAAGGCTCAGTGAAAACTTTGAGAAGTATATCCGGGATATCGATCTCGCCCCTGCTCACGACGATCCTGAGCATGAACCACCATCGTTCTATGTACCTGTGATACCTCTAGTGTTAGCTAATGGTACTAAGGGTATTGCTACTGGGTTTGCTACAAACATCCTTCCACGAAGCCAGAAATCACTCTCACGTGCTGTTAGTGAATATTTGTCAAGTGGTACTATTAAGAAGCGTATTCCAATTACTTTCCCAGACTTTAAAGGTAAAGTTGTATGGGATACTGCTAACGATCGCTATAGCATTCTTGGTGTTTATGAAAAGAAATCCAAGACTGTTATGGAAATTACTGAAGTACCATACGGATATGATCGAGAGTCTTATGTTAAGATCCTTGATAAACTAGAAGACGATGGTGATATAGTATCCTATGATGATCTATGTGACAAAGCTGGTTTCTCTTTTGAGATTAAGCTTAAGCAAAATACTAGTGCTAACTGGGATAATGAAAAGATCATTCGTAAATTCAAGCTAAGTAAACCTGCATCTGAGAATATTACTGTTATTGATTATGATGGTAAGCTTCGTGAGTATGATGATGAACGTGAGCTTGTTAAACACTTCTGTGATTATCGTCTTGGTATACTACATAAGCGTATTGAACTTCGTCAAGCAGAAGCCTCAGAATTAGCTCGTTGGTTGAAGATTAAGATGGAATTTATCCAATCTGTCCTTGATGATAAAATCATTTTCAAGAATCGTAAGAAAGCAGATGTCGGTAAACAGATCTTAGATAATACCGATGCTATTGATTCAGATGTGGATAAGTTACTACGTGTTAACATTATGAGCCTCACAGATGAAATGGTAAGGGAACTATCCAAGGAAATTAAATCAGCTCAAGCAGAACGTACGTTTTGGAGTAAAGAAACACCTAAAAACCAGTTTACAACAGATTTAGAAGGATTATAGCCTATGAAATATCGATTGTATATGTTTGCATACGATCAACATCAGCGTCGCAGAGATAAGAAATTAAATCTAGCTTGGTTGGTTAATTTATTCTATAGGAATAATCCAGATTATTGTCTTGAAGTTTGGGTAGAAAGAACTCTATCCAGTAAGCGGGTAACATGAAAATTGAAGTTACTGATCTCGACGTTAGTTTAACAGAAAACTTTATCAATTTTTGTTGTGATGATCTAGGTGTATATCCTGATTTAATTACCGTAGAAGGATGGGACGAAAAGTTTCCAAGTGGTGCTACTGGTCTTTGCTATGAGGTAGACTTTAAAGAAGAATATATTATTATGGTATCAAAAGAAGGTCGTAATACAACAGAGATATATGATACCATTGCACATGAAATGATTCACGTTAAGCAGTTCATGGTAGATAATCTAAGTAAGAATTTATGTCAAGAATCACGCCCACATTATACTGAACGTTGGTGGGAAATAGAAGCTAAAGAAAATAGTTTTGATATGGTGAAAAAATATGTTGACATTCTAATGAACGTGTGATAGTATAAACTATAAGGTGGAAATAATGCAAGACTTAATAACAGCAAATATATTATTCTGGATTTTTTGGGGATTTATTTCCTACCTTCCATATATGATTTTTCAATCAGCCATAGACTCATATGGTATTGAAGATGATGAAGATTAGTTCCCTTAGTTCAGCTGGATAGAACAACGGATTTCTAATCCGTAGGTCGCAGGTTCGAATCCTGCAGGGAACGCCAGAAAACCCTCACAAGGGGTTAATCTTATCTTCCGATTGTACACGGTTTAGATAAGTGGGTATATCATCTGGTACCGACGGAAACCCAGGCGCTTCTATTGGCGGGACAATAGATAAGGGGAGGGGCAAGCTGCAGCAAACCCCTCCCTTGATTATTAATGGATCGTAGCACAGCCTGGTAGTTGCGCCTGTCCCTGCGGCAGGAGGTCGTAGGTTCGAATCCTATCGATCCAGCCAATTAAATTTTAAGAGGAAAATTATGAAAGATAATGACGTAGTAACAGTTGTAGCACCTACTGGCGAATATGTAGGTAGGATGCTTAAGTTTGATGAAACCGGTATTGTATTACAAAATCCCAGAATGATTACTTATTCAGAAGATGGTATGGGATTCGCAGCAGGTATTGCAGCAACAGGTAATCCAGATCCAAAAGAAGTAACTATTATGAATATTGTATTTGTTACTGAGTGTAATGTTGAGATTGTTAAAGCTTGGCATCAAGCAACATCAGGAATTATCTTGTAGTAATGTGGGTTTTAGTTTTTATATATTTCTATGAAACCATGCCATTTGTAGAAAAAGTAACTGTTGCTGATACAATGGAAAATTGTTTTCTAGCAAGAGAAGCTCTTTCAATGGATGTTGGTAAAGGAGATGGATATTTTATTGAAGGCCAACAAGCAGTTTGTATTAAAATAGAATAGTGCCCGCGTGGTGGAATGGTAGACACTACAGACTTAAAATCTGTTGCTTTACAGCGTACCGGTTCGAGTCCGGTCGCGGGTACCAAAAGGACTCCTCTAGCTCAACTGGTTAGAGCTGAGCGCTCATAACGCTTAGGTTACAGGTTCGAGTCCTGTGGGGAGTACCAAATAAACGGTTCTATTCCCGTTCTAAAACAATTGAATAGATGGTGCCCAGGAGACCTAAGCAGGTCAGGAAACTGCTTATAAATATATTTAAGGATGATGTTCTACGTATCAAGTGGTACGTACCATAGTAGTGGAAAGGAACCCACAGCCGGAAATACTATAAATGAGGGATTTAATATGCATAAGCTATTTGCATTAATGACCGTAGTTTTATTAGTTGGTTGTAATACCGTAGATTCTGTCATTGGCGGAACTAAAAGTATTGTTGGTGGAGTTGCTTCAGATGTTGTTGGAGTTACTGCGGGCACTTTAGATGTTGTATCTGGTACAATCAAAATTGCTGCTGATAAGACTGGTGTTGAAACTAAAAACACTGCCGAGTAAAGTTTTAGGAGCTAGCTTGCCACGGATGGCTACTCTTTACTTTCTCTAATTATCTGTCTGATATTTGCATTTATTATAAACTTTTCTGTTACTCTTCTAATGCTTAATACAGAACTTGCAGGAAAAGCTTTTAAATTTACTGCATTGTTTTGATTACCACCAAGGATGTTATACATCTTAGTTCCATTAGCAGATATACTTGTGCTTGAATAGAACCCAACATGTCCTTGCCATTCTGAATTTCCTCTTGGTAAAACTACAATGTCACCTTGTTGTGGCTCAGTTACTTCTTCACCATATTTTAAAAAACTTCTGGCTAAAAGATAATTGCTTGATACTGATTCTGATGTCGGTAAACGTTCTTCTAATAAAACCATATTAACAAACGCAGCACACCACTCAGTTGTTACAGGATCTACTCCCATAATTTGTTTAATAAGCTCTCTATCACGAGCTTCATTTAAACCGTAATAGTAATACGCTTTGTGTGTTAAAGTTGTTTTAAGAGGAACCATTCGTTCTTTTGGATTTATCTGTTCTATTGCAGAACATCCCAATAGTAGAACGAACATCACAGAAAAAATAATATATTTCATAAGGCCTATCATTATTATTAATTTTACCTTTTATTTATATGTTGACATTACGCTAAATACATGTTATAATATAAACTAATATTACAGGAGATTACAATGGCAAAAGTTCTAGTAACGGGTGCAACAGGCTACATCGGCAGTCACGTTTGCAAACTCTTAAAATTAAATATGCACGAAGTAGAAGCTTGGGATACTAACATCCACGGCGAATATAATGAGATATCAGAATATGTAGATCGATTTGAGAAAATTGATATTACTAATATTCCATATGCTTATGCTCACTTTGATGCAGTAGTTCATCTAGCAGGTCGTAGTGTTGTACCACAGAGTCTAAAAGAACCAACAGAATACTATAGAGTTAATGCTATGGGTACTTCACATATTCTTGATAAGGTAGCAACACCAAATTTCATTTTCGCTTCTACATCTAGTGCTTGGGAAATGGCTTCGCCATATGCAAAAAGTAAAGTAGCAGCAGAAGATATTATTAAGGAAAAAGCAGATGGGCACACTATTTTTAGGTTTTTTAATGTATCTGGTACTGACGGTACTAATAGGCAACTTGGCCCTCCCAGTCATCTTATCCGTGTTGCTGCTATGGCTAGTCTTGACAAATCTCCCTCAATTAATATCTTTGGCAATGACTATACTACTCGCGATGGTACTTGCGTCCGGGATTACATTCATGTTCTCGATCTTGCTACTGCTATAGTACAAGCTGTAGAGAATGGTCCACGTAACACAGATTACGAATGTCTTGGTAGTTACCAAGGTTTCACTGTTCTAGAGGTTCTAGATATGATGGAGAAAGTAACTGGTGTTAAGTTGGAAAGAAATATTTCTGGCAGAAGAGAAGGTGATGCTGTATCTTCTGTAGTTGACGAGTTATCAGAGTATGCAGTACTTACTAAAACTCTAGAAGATATGTGCAGAGATCAATTTAATTTAGAAAAAGGGTTGACAAACACCCAGAACTAAGTTATAATGGCTATATTAAGTTAATGGTATGGAACGAGACGGCGAGAAGTTATGTAAGTGGTTTTCCCCAGCAACTTTTAGGACCCACGATGTATACCGCCATTAACTTAATTTTAATTATATTATGAGTACAAAGATTATGAAGTGGTTAGCTACAGCATTATTCTTAACAGCAGGCACCCTACTATCTCTCAACATTGAGATATCCCGTTTTGGTTTTTTGTTGTTCTTATCCGGACACGTCTTATTAAGTTATTACTTTTATAAGCAGAAGGATTGGGCAATGACTACTCAAAACGGGTTTTTTCTGTTCATTGATGGTCTAGGAATTTACCGATGGTTTTTCTAAGAGGAAAGGATTATGGCAGTTAAATTTGCATCTACTGTAAATATAGTAAAGAACAACAAGAAAACTTCACAAGGCGATAAGAATGTAAAGATGGCTTCAATGAATAAGTCAAAGAAACGTTCTTTTAAGAAGTATAGAGGGCAGGGAAAGTAAGTAGGAAAATGGTCGGCGCTTTAGGAGTTAAGGGTAGCGAATCCTAACTCCAAGGTGGCCGACCCACCTACGCCTAGCTCATCGGCCCAAAACGGCTAACGGTCCTAGGTGATTCTACGCTTCAGGCTTCCATATAGTCCAAGCACCGTAAGCAATCATAACGTAAGCTACTAAAGCAACAGGTGCTAGTAACATCATTACTCCACCACCAATAAGCATTGCTCCATCAGCGGATGTTCTTTCTTTTAGTCTGTTTTTAATAAAATTTATCATGTCTATGTCTCCTTTTTTTGACGAATTATTTTAGCCTTTTTTCCATTCTCTAACGACTTAATTCTCAATTCAAGTACATTGATATCTGACACAAGACCGTCGATTTTTTTAGTTACTTTAGGATAACGCTTGCGCCACGCTTCTGGGTCGTCTTGTAACCAAGTCCAACCCCACCGAACAGCGAGATAATCTAAACAGTTGTCAAATTTCCCCATTGCCCATAATGCCATATTTGTATTTCGAAACCATGCTAGAAATGCTGCACCAAGAATAGATCCGGCGATTGCGGTATAAATCCACAGTGTATCTCCGAACATTGCATTAAGTGTATCAATCATTTAGTTTCTCCGTATGCTTAACATAGTTTTGCATTCCGTGATCTTCAGCGCCGTCGAGAATACCAGATCTCCAACCACGCCATTTATCTTTTATCATCTGCCAAGTAGTAAGCTTTCTAATATTACCATAGAAGTTAATATATTGTTGATCACCGTGATGCTTATATCCCATTATGAATAACGGAACTTTTGTCACTAGATCATTATTATTAACGAATCTTTTATGTGGTGTAGAAATAGCTTTAACAAACTTTCGTGTGCCAACTCTTGGAGATCCGAATGTTGTTAGTGATTCTACTTCGGTATATTCTTCCATACGTGAAGTACATATAGTTGCCATTGCAGCACCTAAAGAATGTCCTGTAATATGTAAGGTTTTCTTTTCATGTGTTAATTGATGCTTTGATATAACGCTCCACAGCTTATCACATTCATTTCTAAATCCTGAATGAACTAAACCGTGAGTCATTGCTCCACGAGGAATTGCATTTAAATCTGCTAATAAGTCAGATAACTCTGAAGGCTCGGTACCTCTAAAAGCTAATACATATTCTGTTTTATTCCAAAATGCATGGCACTGAGCACCGTCATCTTCGAAAAATTTATGTCCTGTGTAACCTAATTTCTTTTTGAATGCTTTGGCTTCCTTGCTATCGAGATACGCAATCTCTGCAAGTTGAGCCATTTTATTACTCCACATTTTAACTTCTCCGTTTAGGGTATTATATCATATTTATTAGGATTCATTGTCTGGTCCATATTAGGTCCGACCTCTTCCCAATACTGTTCACTTCTTTCTGCTGCTATTTGCATGGATATAAGAAGTATCAAAATTCCAGCCGCCCATATTAACTTACTCATATCTATTATCCCAAGGGGCGTTTTCGTTACATCCTGCTGGCAAATGATCTTTATACCAAACGGAAGCTGTCATTCCACTGGCATTAACAGATATTGTACTTTTTTCAAATGGCATTTCTCTAGGTTTACCCCAGCACCGGTTCATGCTTTGTCCAGGATACAAATATCTTGGATTGGCCTTTATAAAGCTTTGATATTCTATAAGCTTTTTATTATTGTCAACATCTTTCCAGTCGAAATAACAAGACGCAGCAGCGTTATAATCCCCAGCATTTTCTAAATTACATTGTCCTATTACTTTGTTATTTTCCGACTGTACGTTTGCGCTAGTAGCAGTCGCTATAAACAGTGGCAAAGCAATTATTCTAATTAGTTTTCTCATCGTCTTTACACTCACACTTTGTACATACATCATTAACACATTTAGAACAGTCTGTAGCATAGCAGTGACATCGGTGGCCACAACTTTTACAATATCTTTCTGTTCCTTGCAATAAATCTACCTTTAATTTGCTAAAGGATTGTCGAGAGCACGCTGCAATGTTTTATTTAGAGCAGCATCTAGTTCATCCATTTTACGTTGTAAAGAAGATCGTAACGCTTCGTTGTCTCGCTCAACCTTGCTTTCTAAATCGGTCATGCGCGAATTATTAGAGTCTCTTAAAGCGTTAGCCTTTGTGTCATAATCATTTTGCAATGCATCTCTTTTGTTTTCAAAACGTTCTTCAGCATTTTGAATTACTGCACGATTATCTTCTTCTTGTTCTCTAACTTTATCATCCATACGATCTACTTGTTTTTCAATTCCAAGTATATCATCTCGTAAACCTGACTTAATATCCCGTGTATATTCTATAGCTTCGTCGATTCTTAACATAGCATCATTAAGTTTAACAATAACTTTGTCGTTTTCTACTTGTATAGCTTCTACATCTATGTTTTGTACAATCTCTTTCATTGCCATATAATCATCATATACTTTAAATGATCCATATAAACCACCGAGGATTGTACTGATCAAGGCAAACAACATACCGATTGTCGTTGGCGTCATAGTGATACCAAAGATTTTCATCTTTGTATTCTTTAAATTCTCTATTTCTGCTTCGAAGTTTTCTATGCCTTCGCCTAAATCTTTTTTTGCCATCTGATTATCCTGTTAGTTTTCAAACTCTGCGCTTGTACCTGAGGCATTCAAACGTTTTAAAGCTTCCAGTTCTTGTTGTAGTTTAAGAACTTCTAAACGTTTCTTTCTCAACTCTAATTGGTATAGCGAATTACAATTAATTCTTTCTTTTGGTTTATCGAGTGGTATAGTAATCCTCGCATAAACACCTATATCTTTTTCTGTATTACCAAAGGGGTCTGAATTATTTCCTCCAAACGGCGATTGATAATTATCAATAACTCCTGTCACACCAAATTCTAGATTAGTCGCGCCACCAATAGAGTTTTTACAATCTAAGTCTCCTGCACGAATACTGTCTTGGCCATATGTACCGCTCATTCCTGGTAATGATATACCTACGCCACTACTTTGGGCATAAGATATACTAGGCACAGAAAGTAAAAGTACTAATATCAACTTTTTCATTTTATAACCTTTTTATTTTACACGCGAACAGATTCTTGACTTTATTGCTGTTCTCGTAATTTCTTTTTTCCTTAATTTGGACATTGAGCAAATATAAGTTATTCTTTTCTTATCTTCGTTTCTTATATAGATCTCAACTGATACTGTGCTTAAATACGGTATTTTATAAATTTTGTAATTAGACACAAATGGAATAGGTTTCCAGTCCTTGGTAAACACTCCTAATTCGTAATATTCTACTTCTGCTCGTTTATTAAAAATTGTCATAGTAGTCTTCTGTAACCCATCAATATGTGATATTGAAAGCTCCGGATAAGTTGGAACCATCTCGTGCGAGTAGGCTACAGAAGATATTGTTAATACCATAGCAGCTATAATGTATTTCATTTTAGTCATAAATCTCAATCTTTTAATTATTTAGCTATGCAATCAGCCTGTACTAATGCTGTATAGTTACCACCTGGGAATGCTTTGTTGCCGCCCATAGTAGCTACTGAACTTGTTTGGAACCAAGTTGAACCAGTTGCTGTTAGGTCATAACGATCCATCATACCTAATTCTATTTTACTTGATTCATAAGCACCCATTGTTGTAGCATCTGATACAGTTTTTACAGTTGTATCTCCAGTCCACGTTACTTGATCTGGCAATGTTGGTGATGTGCTAAATTCTTGCGGTCCAGTAATCTCTGCATAGTATGAATCAGCCAAAGTAACATCAATACGAATTACTGACTGCTCACCACCATCTGAAGATGATGTTGTAAGTGTGTAAGCATTCGGGTTACCAAAAGTACCTGACGTATCTGTTTGAATAATGCAACGAGATTGTACTGTACCGTTGATTGGTGTTTCATCTGCTTGTGCTATTCCAGCGGGTGCGGCTAATAAAAACCCCATAAATGCAGTCGCTGTAATCATATTTTTATTGTTAAACATATTAGTGTCTCCTAATTATTTTGTAGTTAAATTGTATTGCATGTCAACCATTTGTTTGTGTAGCAATTGTTGCGCTAATCCATTACGTAAACCACTTTTTCCATCAGGTATATCACCACCAGCCATTACTACCGTTTCATTGTATTCACCACCTGGTATATTTACAGGAAAGTAATTACTTATAATAGCAGCTTGTGCAGTACTGTTCATTCTATTTATCGTTTGGTTTTCAGCAAATAGTGCTGCAGTATCTCCAACCGACATTGCTTTTTCTAAGCGGTATTTTCTATCTTCTTCTTCTTGCGCTTCTAACTCTGCAAGTTCTTCATCTGTTAAACCATCTTGCTCATTATATTCATCATTAGGATCCCATTCAGCTTGACTTGAATCCCCTTCTTCAACAGCATCATAAATCTTATAATCTATATCCGGTATAACTGGAACCGGAGTCTTATAGTTAGGACAATTAGAGTCGAACTGTGGATCGAAACAAGGTGTTACTTTATATGTGTATACAACACTTGCTTCATCAACTGATCCATTACCGTCAACTTGTATGCTTCCGTCGCCCCATAAGGCACGTGGAATATTTCCTACTGGTATTGCTCTTTGAATTCTAGTTCCACCTAATGATCCAGGTTTCCAGTCATCACGTGATCTGAAAACATAACCTTCTCCATTAGCTAATTCATTTTGAACATATACTGTAACCCACTCACCTGTTTCTTTTTGAATACGATAACCGTATATTACGTTCTGTATATCCAATCCTGGATTATCAGGCAGAATGTTACCCATTGTCCATTTCAATGCTTGGTCGGCAACTGCATTGCCAGTGTAGCCGTAATATGGCGTTATGCTTTTACTTTCCTCAGAGGAAGAGTAAGAAGGCCAAAATCCCAGCGCCAATAGCAGGAGCAGCTTTTTCTGCATCTATAGGTCCCATTCCTTTTAATTCTTTTTCAGTAGTCTCAACATGTGATTCCCAGCCAAGTTTAGCAGCCTCACCAATTTGCCCATCGTACGGACACGGAGTGCCTGCTTGCATCATAGCATCGAATACGCCTCTATCTTGGCACATCACAGATACTGCTGCAACTTTCATTCCCATATCGTATAATACTTTTGCGTTCTTTAGTCGTTGGCAGTTTTCCTCGGTGAATGTACCACCCCCGGAAATACCAAGAATTTGTGTTTGCACAGCAGCAGATACTCCGATCGTACAAAGATCGCTGTTGTTTCCTGAATTAAATTGTGGTGCAATCGCGCTTGGCGGTGTTTGTTTGATAGTCGTTGTCATACTACCAGACGAAGTAACATTGCTGTCAGTTCCTGAATACGTACAAACATAACCTTCTGGACAGTCAATAGTTTCTTGAGCAAGTCCAACATTAGCGAATATCAATAACATCCCGGCGATCGCAGCCATTAGTGTATATCTCATTTCATTCTTCTCCAGTATACTTCATCATTTTACATTACTACTTACAGTTATTATTTATAAACAAAAAGTATTGGTAATAATAAATAAGTTAATTATACATATACGTGTAATTAAACAATCACTCAAGGATTATTAAAATGAACACTAACGAATATGACGTCAAAGTACTTAAGGTAGTTGATGGAGATACAATAGACGTAGATATCGATCTTGGATTCGGTATTACATTAACAGATGAACGAGTAAGAATTATGGGTATTGATACTCCTGAATCTCGTACATCTGATAGAGTAGAAGATCTGTTTGGAGAAGCGGCTAAGCTTAGATTAAAGCAGCTTATGAAGAACGGCGGCAAGCTTATCACCACTGAAGACAGAAAAGGTGAGGATATGAAAGGCAAATTTGGTCGTGTTCTTGGCGATTTCAAGGTAGAGTATAACGGTGAAATGAAAAAAGTAACTGAAATAATGGCTGAAGAAGGCCACTGCGTACCATACTTTGGCGGATCTAAAGAAGAAACCCAAGCTGCTCATATAGTAAACCGAGTAAGATTACTCAAAGAAGGCCTTGTTACTCAGGCTAAATACGACAAAGCTGTCATACAGATGGAAAAAAAGGCTGCAAAAGAGGCTAAAAAGGCTGCAAAATAGTTATAAGAGTGGTCTTCTTTATAACAAAATGATCTAAGAAGTACTCAAAATTAGTGTACTTTTGTTCTGAAATGATGTATAATATACCTATATTAAACAATAGAGATATACATTATGGATCGGATCACAATGAAGAAGAAGGCTGCTCTAGGTTACTTTGATACCAATGCCAATGATGATGTTTGGCGTAAAATAGGTAGCTTCTCTAAGCTTGCTGTTTGGGTTGACGATTCTGATGAAGGTTATCTTGACGTTGAAGTGGTAGATAACAGTGTATCTCATAAAAGAAGCCCACAGCGTGTGAAGAGAGTGCTTAGAGTGCAGCTATCTGTTGGCAGTTTCAAGAATGCTTTCCATATTGATATGACTCAACTCGATCACAGATATGGTGGCCGTGGTATTGCTGCTAAGGCATACCGTTATATCATTAAGAAGTTAGGACTTACAATACAAGCTGGTACTGCTCAATCAAAAGGTGGCCGTAAAGTTTGGTTTGATCTTGCACAAATTAATGATTTGAATGTCTATGTTCAATCAAAGTATAGCAAAAAATATGTTGTTGGTATCGATACAGAAGAGCGTGAAGTATGGCATCCAATGAAAGAAATATATGACGGAGAAAAAGAAATGTATGTCTTTGCTACCGCAGCATAATAAATAGTATTATGGCTATTACATTATCAGCTGCTGCTGAAAAACATATTATCAGAAATCTATCTGAGCGAAAGCAAGGTGTGGGTGTCCGTCTTGGTGTTAAAACTACGGGATGCTCTGGTCTTGCTTATGTGATAGAATTTGTAGATACTGCTGAAGAACAAGACATTCTTTATAAGTGCGGCGAAATAGATGTGTTTGTTGATCCTAAAAGTAATGTGTATTTAAACGGAACTCAATTAGATTTTGTTAGAGAAGGTTTAAACGAAGGATTCATATTTAAAAATCCTAATGTAAGTGCTGAATGCGGATGTGGTGAAAGTTTTACAGTAAACTGAAATTAACTGTTGACAACCACTTTAAACTGTGATATAATATATACATAATGATTAAGGAAGTTACTTATGAATTTTGTTGAAGTTACTGGCGGTAAAGCTAAAGAGAGACAACTAGTTGAAGAAGTAACGTGTTGGTGTGTAAACAATATGCTACCTCGATACAGAACTTTAAATATAGAAGTTAATCTCGGTAATCTTAAAGATAGAGCAATGGGATATTGTTTAGAAGGCGATCATAATAGAGAGTTTAGAATAGACATAAGAAAAGGTCTAGGTCTTTATGATCTAATAAGCACAGTGTGCCACGAGATGGTTCATGTTAAGCAATACGTAAAAGGTCAACTTAAGCATAGAACAGACGGTAGTCAAATGTGGAAAACCGAGCCTGATCTATCACAGGAAACTAACTACGAAGATACTCCTTGGGAACTTGAAGCTTTTGCTTTAGAGGAAGAACTCGCTAAGCAATGTTTTAAAGAATTAAAATTCAACTTTTAATGGTTGACAATTATAAATAAACATGTTATAATATATTTAAATAAGGAATTAAACGAATGCCAGAAAATGTGCAAACACTATCATTGACAAGAATCAATGAGTTAATGGTAGAAGCTGGACACGAAACAATTGAGATACTAACTGCTACTTTTGTGGAAGTCAATGCCTCTAACGAAGCTCAGTACCAAGTAACTCATTTTAGTCCAGTAACAAGTGGCAATGTCCAAAATCACGTATTTGTAGATATTGATTTGCAAGGTGATACGAGACTGTTGTTTAATCCTATAGAAGAAGGTGAATTGTGGTTGCGACGTACTGAAGAAGAAATCGCTGCTGACAACGAAACAGAATAACTATTCTCTGCGACCAGCCTTGAGCCAAATTATATTCGGGCCAAGCGCAAATTACGCAGAGCGGTAAAAGCAATATAGGCTGTTTATTGCTTTATATCGTAACCTAGGTAACAGCCTATACCTGTATTGCCCGTCGGTACAGGATTAAATCAAATCAGGGAGACCAGATAGTCACTTGATAGGGCGGGCCAAATTCAAATACACTTTATTATGGAGACTTATGAAGCCCACAAAACGTAACATACTGGTAGTAGATGCTGGTGAAGATACGAAAACCACTGCAGGTGGTATTATACTACAAACAACTCTTGACACAGGATCTAAACCTGGATTTGTATTGGCAGTTGGTCCTTTAGCCGATCACATTAAACCTAAAGATAAGGTTGCACTAGATTGGAGCAAAGGAATGCCTATAACAGTAAAGGGTGAAAAAGCTATACTGATAAATGAAGATTTTATTTTAGGTGTTTATAACGAGTAAAATGTTAAAGAATAGGGAGAGTCATTATTTGGCTTTCCCTATTTTTTTATTCTTAATTCTTGTTCTTGATTGCGTCAGCACCAAAGAATGCTGCAACTAAAGCTGAGATAGCGATAAAGTATGTCGGAGCAATATTTCCTACAATACCTGCTGCTTCATCTAAACCTAAGAATGATGTTGCCACGATGGCGAACGGATATAGTAACATGCCGAATAAAGCAAACCAAGTCATTTTACGCATGGCATCACGTTGAGCATCAGCGTCTTCCATTTCTTTGCGTTTAAACTCTAGGTGCATTGACATTTCTTCGGCTGAAATATGCCCGTCATTGTTTGCATCCATACCTTCAACTGCTGCGGCGTCGATTGTTTTCTTTGCCATTAGTAATTCTCCTAATATAATTTAAATTCACATAACAAAGATCGACTCAATGTAGTATTTATAAATAGAATTAACACCCCCGCTAATAGTCAATTTAAGGAGAGACGAAGATGGCAATTAAAATAGCTAATCAAACAATAATCAGTGATGCACGTGAGTTGCAAAATATTGCGTCAACAGACGTAGATACACGAAATGCAATTAATAACGCGATTGCTTTACAAAGTAATGTTCTTACAATTTATGATTCTTTAGGCAGCCCTGTTAGAGTGTTTTACGCAGCCAACGCCGTTATAACTTAAATCATTAATATGTGAGGAATAAAAAATGGCGATAAGAAGACCAGTATATTTGTTTGCTGACCCTACGCTGACCCCAATAACATCAGATTTTTATGAATATAACGATAGCTTTATGGCAGATATTCTGGCATTTGCTTCTTACGTTCACGCACAAGATCCTGGACCAAAACTAGAAGTTAATACTTCAAACGGCACTCAGATGCCGAATCAAGGGTTTACAGATACTTATTATATTGCAGGTGCATCAACAACTCGAACAGAAAGATTTTCTACTGCAGCTGAAACACCTAATGTTTCTATGTCAACTGACACATATAATAGAATACGTATTGTTAATAATCAAGGTACGCTTCCAACAACGGATGCAAACAACTTAGAATATCCTTTGTATCTAACTGATGATACACCTAGACAATTACGAGCAATGACTCGACAAGATTTTCTGGATACATTTGTTACACCTGCTTTAGATAATTGGCTTGGTACAGTTGCAAACGAACAAGGTGGTACTTATTTCTTAACAACATCTGCTAACCCAGCAAATGCTACTATTGTTGGATCTGTTCCTGCCGCAGTAAACTCTGTTGCTAACTTAAGTGCATATTCATCTGGTGGTATTGGAGAAGCGGTCAAGCAAACAACTGATATAAATTATTGGCTTGCTAAAGTAGATTATTCAGAAGTTGATTTTGATCCTATGGAAGACTCATTACCAATGTATTTCGACGCCGGTACTGAAACAATCAGAATGCATACTCTCGCCAGTTGGACTGCTTTATTAGGTCCTTTCTTAAGATACTATCTTGGAGGCGGTTCTCCAACTCATACTATTTCATATAACATTAATGGAAGTGGTACAACACAAGGCTCAATCTTTACAGATTCTCGCCGTACTCCAACAGGTACTGGTTATACTACACGATATGTTAATGTAGACGATTATAGAACTCAAGAATTTCCTACTGGTACAGAATCTACGATAGCAGGAACTGAGAAAAGATTAAAAATGCAAATTGGAGTGACTGAATCTATTGCTCTACTTGGTTCGTCTGCTACTCCACAAGAGTTCGACAGCTCTGGTCCTATAGATGATGGTGGATGGAAAGCACAAAACGGATTTACATTTACATCTTCAGGTAATATCGAAGAAAAAGATTATTTTTATGACGGAGCACAACAAACATTTAGTACTAGCGAATGGTGCAATGTTACTCCAACGGGTAATTACTGGATAAGATTTACTGATGACACTGCTGCAACATCTGGTGGAACATCTCGTGTCCCTGCTACAGGTCAGAATTTCACAGAAACTGGTTCAACTGCAACGTATTGGAGAATATTACAAGATTTCTTTGGTGTTTGGACAGATCTTAGTATAGTTGATAACGGTACACAGGTTTACTATCAACGATTCACGGGTCCAGACCGTCAAACTAATGCGGCGGCGGTTACATCGAAATACGTAGGTGCTAAGCAGTACTTCAGAGGAACAGTCGGGTCGTCTTACTCTTACACTGTAAATTATGGTATTTACTATACACAACAGACCTCAACACGTGTTACTGCTAATGCTGGCTCTTCGTTTGGTACTTGGCTTGCTATGACTTCTGATAGAAGCATTTACTGGAACGATACGTCGGCGGCAGGTGCTTATGCCAGTCGTTTTATGCAAGTTAAAGTAGAAATTTCTGATGACGCAGCCGGTTCTAATATTTTAGACACTGGATATTATCGAACATCCTGGCATGGTGACCAAGCTGTAGAAGTACAGTTACCTTCTGCAATGAGTGCGGTCGCAGAAAGCAACGGCTTAAGCGGTTCCTGTAGTGCTTATATAGAGTGGAATCCATCCGGCACTACCGGTACCGCATTGGTGACTGGACTTGGTAATCCAGGCAGCGGTACTGGAACAGTTAGTTGGCTTAGTGCCGGTGCTACTGCTAGTGATTACGAAGTAAGATTTAGTTATACAGAATCTTTAACTGGTGGTGGTAGTACAACAGGATATACAAACACCACAAGCAACACCGGAATACCTACAACAGGAGCTTGGTATGCTGCAGAGTCTCAACATCAATGGAAAGTCATCGATTCAGGGACACCATCGACAAACAGTAGCATAATCGGAACTGTTCAAATTAGACAACAATCTACTGGTACAGTACTAGCAACATCAAATGTCTCGCTTTCAGCGAATAACGACCCGTAAACAAGGAAATGAATAATGGCAATTTTTAGTGACAAAATAATAAATGCGGTTTACGCAAATCCTGAATATACTTTGATTAAAATCAGATACGAAGATGATGATGGCAATGTTTGCCCTCACGTGATAGACGTTGATCCAAACCATTCTGACTTTAAGGCTTTAGAAGCTGAGGGTTGGAACACTGAAAAATTAATTGATGAAACCGCAGAATTTCTTCGTGCACAATCTGCTGCTTGGAATACAGAAGTTAACGCAGCGGCACAGCAAATTGCACAAGAAATGATTGGTACAACTGTGCTTATAAAAGAAAAAAGTGAATTGGACGTAAAAGTTAAAGACGCTAAGATTGCTCTTGATAAGAGTCAAGAAAAGCTTGATAAACTTGGCAGTCAAGAGTTTGACACGATTCAACGTTCCAAGAATGCTATTTTCCAATTCTTGTGGGATGCAGATGATAACAAAGATGAGCTATTTAAATTTAAGCTTTGGGCGTTAGAGCTAGACTTTGTTAAGAGCGCAGATAAGTCTGTTAAATCATCTCTACGTAAAGCAAAAACAATTATTGATGGTTTAGTAATTTTAAAATCCATTAAATAAAATGTGGTTTAATAATTATGAACGTGGTAAGCTCACGTTAGATATAGAGCTTACCACAAATTGCAACGCGAAGTGCCCTCAATGTACTCGTACAGATACTGATAATAACCTTAATAGAATGTCGTGGCTAAAACTTAACCAAGTTTCAATCGACGATTTTAAGTCGTGGTTTACTCTGTCAGAAATCCAAAAAATTAAGCAATTCCATTTCTCAGGCACGTATGGTGATCCTGGAATGTGCAAAGACTTGTACTTGATAGTAGAACATATTATTAATAATTCAAATGCGCATGTTTCTATTAACACCAACGGTGGTATGCGAGATGCTGACTTTTGGTTTGATTTGGGTGCTATTGGCCAAAAGCGTTTATCATTAATATTTGATGTTGATGGTATTAATCAGGAAATGCATCAGTTTTATAGAAGAGGTGTTAAACTTGAAAAGGTATTAGAAAACCTCGAAGCTGCAGCAATGACCCCTGCTAAAATTGAAGTGCTTACTGTGTTATTTAAACATAACGAAGACTACCTTAATGAAATACAAGAAATGTGCAGAGACTTAGGCGCAACTCACTTTGATAGTGTTGAAGGTAATAACTTTAAAGCTGGTCCAATATATAAATTTAATAATGAACAAGGTAAGCCTGAACAACTAGAACAAATTATTAAAATAGAAAGCCATCAAGACGCAGCCAGACTTGACCGTAGAGTAAGAGATCATAGGCACGAAGCTGTTGCTAAAAATATTAAATGTGCGGCAGCCGAAAACTTTAATTTAAAAATTAATAGCGATGGAATGATTACACCGTGTTGTTATGTTTCAACAGCATTGGGATGGGCATCAGGTATGCGAGACACTCATCCCATAGATGGTTATATAACTGATAGCGGAAATCATGGCGATGATATTAATCCGTTAATGAAAGAGTTTGTTGATAGACGTGATGATTTTACATTAGGTAAAACTCAATTTGAAACAATTTTAAAAGATTCGTGGTTTTCTAAACAATTAGAAGAATCATTTAAATCTAGACCAGCGTTTGCTTGTAAAAAGGTGTGTAGTATATGTTAGCAGCTTGGGACTCAAATGACATTAGTGTCTTTATGGATATATCAACATATTGTAATGCTGGGTGTCCACAATGTCATAGGACAGATAACAACGGCTTGGGTAAAGTTGATTGGTTACCATTAGTACAATGGACAATTGATCAATTTAAAACTGCGTTCTCTGCAAAAACTATGAGTCATATTAAAAGATTTCATTTCTGTGGTACGTGGGGCGATCCCATTATGGTTAAAGATATTTTAAAAATTGTTAAGTACATTATTCAATATAGCAATGCTCGAGTATCATTTGATACTAACGGAAGTATGCGTAGCGAAGAATTTTGGTGGGACCTCGGAGTATCTGGTGGTGATAGATTAACGTTGCGCTTTGATGTTGACGGTATTAATCAAGAGATGCATCAACACTATCGTAGATTTACAGACTTAAGTAAAGTTCTTAATCATATGAGTATTGCTTCACAAACAAATTGTAAAGTTGCTGCTCAAACTATTTTGTTTAAACATAACGAAGATTATAAAAATGAGATTAAATCTTTATGCGAAAAGCATGGATCTAAAGCTCACGTATTTGTATCAAGCGACAGATTTAAACCCGGCCAAAACGCAACACAGCACACAGATGAAAACGGTAATGCTTTTATACTCGAAAAAGCCGGTACTAAAGTTATAGCAACGGACAATATAATACCTGTTAAATCAATTAAAGAACAACCAAAAAATATTGTAATACCTGTTAAGCCAGCACCAGTTAAAGAACAACCAAAGGTATCTGCAGCAGTAACTCAACCAAAACATGATATTGAGTGTGCTTGGGCTAAACCTCGTAATGAAATTATAGTAAGCTATGACGGTCAGGTGTTACCTTGTTGTTATCACCAAAACAATTATCATACAAATAGAAATTACTTTATAGACAGAGATCCATTATATACAGAATACGAAGATAATAAATTAAAATATAATGTTTTGCACGAACCTTTAAAAGATATTATAGATAGCAAATGGTGGAGCGGCACACTTGTTGATAGCATAGCAAACAATCCCATAAGAACTTGTATTGTAAACTGTGCTAAGAAAACAGGTAATGCTAAAAACCAAAAAAGAGTACATATGAAATGAATATTATTTTTGTCAAGCACGGTGATAAGTATAGTGCAGAACACGTGAATAAGTTGTACCATCAACTAATGCAATATTATCCAGATGCAGATTATCTATGTTACACAGACGATCCAACCGACGTTTGTATTCCTTGTATGCCGGTTTTAACTAAACCAACTCTAAAGTTCTGGTGGAATAAGCTTGCTTTATTTAGCGAGGATCTTGTTCTTGCTGGCATTAAAGGTAAGTGTTTATATTTTGATTTGGATATGGATATTAAAGAAGATCCAACTAATTTTATTAAGTGGGGTGGGCTTAACATACTTGACGCGTATTGGAAAGCTGATATGTATATACCCAAACATGCTTACGACGTTCGTATAAATAGTTCTGTAATCACTTGGACTGTCGGTGAACAAAATCATATCTGGGATCACTTTCTGTCTAACAAAGACTACTTTATGAGAAAGTATGCTGGGATTGATAGATTCTTAGTACACGAAAACATAGAATTTAATACTCACTACGATGGCATTGTAAACAGTGTTGCGAATGAATTTAAAAATGCACCAATTGATATGTATAATGGAATAAAATATGACGTTGAAAGAAACACTATACAAGAATGCTCTTAAAGCAATAGAAGAAATATACGTTAACTCAAAGTATGATCCTAACGTAGATTTGTATCGTAGCTTTGATATAATCAATTCTGTAAACGAAAATCAAATCAAAAACAAAGAATGGTTAGTAGATACTTTGCTGCCATACATTGACCAAGATAAGCTCAAGCACGTAGTAATACTTGGCAGCTGGTACGGCTTGCTATCAGTAATGTTACAACCAAAACTATCACCTGATATTGAAATACGTAATGTTGATTCCGACAAACAAACACTTATGTTTGGAAGAAAGTTAATACAAGATATGGATTTTAATAATATTGTATTTGAAGAGGATGATGCTGGAGAATACTTTTTTGAAAAGTCTGATAAATTCCAACTCATTATAAACACTAGCTGCGAGCACATGGAACAAGATGATTTATCTCTTATAATATCTATGAAACCTAGAGATACATTAATATGTTTTCAAGGCAATAACTATGATAGCATACAAAGCCATATTAATACACACGATAGTTTAGAAAGCTTTGTTGACTCACTGGGGTTATATAAAGTTTATCACAGTGAAACTCTCGAGATGGAAAACTACAATAGATACATGGTGATTGGTATATGAAAAGAATTATATTTACTATATTTGATGATATTGATTCTGGCACAGATCGGTGGGGTGTTGCAGACGCTGCGAAACATATGCATAACGAGTACTTTGACAAACTTGTGGCAAACAAAGAAGAGTATGCTAATAGCTTAATTAATGTAGAATTTAAATTATATCATAACACAATGAATGATTTTGATGTTGCTGGCGAGTTAGAGTTTACTAAAGTTAATCTATATAAACACCATCTTATGGCTAAGTTGGCTGAAGAATATGACGAAGTAATGTATGTTGATATGGATGTTCTTTTTAATACAGACGAAAACGTGTTTGACGAATTAGATTTAAATAACGGCATTCATATTATAGACCAGGACGACGCAGTTGAAAATAAAAATGTTGATGAAGTAATATTTAAAATGATTGGGCTGAGAAATCCAACGTTAAAGTACCACATTACAAAAGATTTATTGAATGGTAAAGAAAATCATGTAATGAACACTGGTATTGTGATCGGTAAAAGCGAACATATCAAACAAATTAAGTTTATTGAACGTCTTCCAGGTATTATCGAAAAGATTAATAAGCTTAAAGAATCACATACTGTTTATTTAAGAGCACATTATTATCCAAACAATGAATCAGTATTTTCGTATATAATGGAAGAATATAATATACCATATGTTATTATGGATAAAGAATGGAATTATATTGTAGACCACTATCCAAACGAAATAGATCCTAACGCAAAGATATATCACTTCATAAATAAAAAGTTTAATGCATTCTTTAAAGATAAGACTCAAGCAATCTTTTCTATATACATTGATATTCCCGATGAAGATTTAGACTCTCCTTCTGATTTTAAAGATGATGAGGTACCTAAAAGTAAACGCACAAAAGAAAGATTCGCAAAATATAAAGACCGATTGGAAAACAACCATAAAGAATATGCTAATGCAATTAATGCTGAATATTTAATATTCGGTAGAGATAAACAATACGAAGATTTTAAATCTAGGTTTCCTATGTTATCCGAGTATGATGTTATTAATTTATATAAGATATACTTGTTAGATAAGTTAGTTAACGAATATGATTTAGTTATGTATATTGATATGGATGTTTATTTCAGACGTAATATTAATGTATTCAATTACGTTCCATGCGAAAGCATTTGGTGTTGTATGTATGAAACACCGGAAGCTGCTGGTGTTATGTTTAATAGTAGTGCGTATTTGAAATGGTACAGGCATGACTTTAGAAATCCAGAGTCTAAGTTTTGGAATGCACATGCTCTTTTAACTGAAGAAGATTTAGATACTAATGATTTAGTTATCTTTAATACCGGTGTTATAATGTCGAGTAAAAGAGTAATGGATAAGATTGATTACTTTTCTGATATTGACAAAGTTATTGAAACAATGACTGAAGTAAAAGAATACTCTATGTATACTGATAAAATTAGAGATTCATTTGGATATGATAACGAAACTATTATGTCATACAAGGTTTGTAAAAATGAAGTACCAATATATGATATGCCAAAATGGTGGCATCATAAAAATCATTATTGGAGCAAGAAATCTTTTGATCCAACTCACAGAGATTACACATTAGCAAAACACGAATATGATTCGAAAACAAAACAAGCAAATTCTGTTATAATACATTTTATCTCTAAACATTTTGAGTTAGCTTTTGATGAAAACTAAATTCACATTATGGTTTAACCCAAAAGTAAATGTTACTGATAGTTTGTTTTGTAATGTATTAAAAAAATATGACTTAGACTTACTTGGTGTTGAAATAAAACAACTCTTCTCGCATAGCAAGGTTGACTCTGCTCACACTAATCTATACATGATATCTGTAGTAAGCAAATATTATAGTCGTACTCGAAGTATAGATGAATTTGATTTTACAGGCGATGAAACCTTTATTGATATGGCTACTAATAAAGGAATACGATGTATCATTGATTATTCGTGGGAAGCATCTAGCGTTAAGGCTATAACTAGCTATAAGTTTTGGAAACGCAACGAACGAATAATACAAGATTATGATATTCAATTTTTGAGTAATACATCATCTGATATTAATCATAAACTAAATTCTGGGAAAGACTTCTTCCTAAACTTTCCAATG